CGGCGGGGTCGCGGCGGACGAACTCTTGCGCCTCGTATGGAGCATTCTTATCGCCGACAGGCGCCCATTCACCTGTCCACACGTCTCCTTGATCTTCCTTCCAAGCCCAAATGAAATCCGGCGCGGTCATGGTTTGGTCTCCTCAAGGGCGGCGCGGGCGTCGTCGGCATATTCGCTAACTTGGAAAAATCCTGTGCTGTTCGGCGTATAGTTAACTGCTTCGCGTTGCAGTCTGTTCGCTGCAAGGGTCAGCGCCTCCCGCAGCCGTTTCACCCGCGCCTCTGATGCGGCAAGCTTCTGTCGGGCTTCCGATAAAAGCTGCAAAACACTGTCAAGCTCAGAAGGTAACTCCACCCACTCTGACCCAGACCATTTGTGCGTTCCGAGCGTCCGTTTTGTCGGATGGCCGAACCATACGTCGCCAACGAACCCTCCAGGCTCTGTCGGAATTGACACCGCGGACGCGGCAAGTTTGGCCTCCCACCGGGCGATTGAGGCAGCTTCGCGTTGACACGTTGCTGCAAGCGCAGCCTCGGCGGCGGTCAGCATCCGTTCCGCATTGCTGGCCCGCATATTCAGCTTGACCCGTTCCGCCTCCACCTCTGCAAGCCGGGCGGCGAGGGCTTCCAGCATGTCGGCGGCAACATCAGGAAGCCAATGCGGACCTTTGGGATCGCCAGAATAGGTTGGCATCATCCTTAGTTTTTTCAGTATCTTCGCCATGGCCTCCGGCGCGGTGAGGTTGGGGTCAGTCATGGCGTTTTCTCCTGTAGGGCGATGCGCTGTGCGCGATCAAGCCCATAGTCGGGGCATCCGCAGCACTCGGGCGGGTTGCAGCCATCGTTTACGCCGTGACCGCAGCATTCCGCATTGTCGTCAAGGGCGGCGACTTGTGCCAGCGCAGCCTCTGCGGTTTCGGCGCGGTGTTTTAGCGCACCGAGAGCTTTAGCATGACGGGCAATCATGGCATTGGTCTTGCGATTGTATTCGCTATCAGCTTCGGCAAGCATCTTGCCTGCTTCCGCCTCCACCTCTGCCAGCCGGGCGGCGAGGGCTGGCACGGCTTCCCGCGTCCAAGAGTTAAAGCGATCTTCGCCATACCAGCCGCCGTTTTCGAGGCCGTCCAGCATCTTCGCCACGCCCTCGGGGCTGATGTCAGGTTGGTTAGTCATTGGAACCACCGAAAAACAAGAAGGATGGGGAGAAGAATGGCTGCCAAAAAGAAGCCGATCTGAAGACCGGTGTCGATGGTTTGCAGTAGGTCAATCATTGTGGATCTCCTTAGGAACAAGAACACAGAACTCCTGGACGGCAGGATAGATCTCTTCAAAGCCGGTTTGACGGCCGATCGCCTGCGTGCAGGTTTCCACGCTGGGAAACTCGATCTGCTCGCTGGTGACACTGCCACCAGCAGTGGTGATGACGATGATGAGAATTGCTTTCATGTATGGGGACTCTTTGGTTGGGGTGTGTGTCCCGCTCCGGCAAGAGCGGGACGCGACAGACAAAACAACCCACTGGGTTGTGCTCGCTGAAACCTTCGGAACCGCTCCCCAGAGTCTGATCTATCGGCTTTTGGCCTATAGGCAATGCCGGATGACGCCGGCTCGTTTTGCGGTACATCTACCGCGAATCGTGTCGTGATGTGGAACCAAAGATCAAGACAAAAAGCAAGGCGTGATCCGCTTGATCTTCGGAAAACCAAAAAACCACAACCGTGGTGGATCCTATGAGGGATCGACCGGGTTGTGGATGATCTGGTAGCCAGACTCGTTGCGAAGGAACATTCCGGCCTGGGCTCGGCTGTTCGGGTGATTGGATTCGCCAAGGTATTCGAATTTGGTAGATTCTGGTTTTCTATCGAAGACGAAAATTTGCTTCGTGACTCGGTCGACGTAGTAGAACCTGATCATGGTCTATCCTTGTGGTGCTTCGTGAAAATCTTTCTTGCACATCGGATTGATCTTGGCTAGATCTGTCCTTCCCGAAACGGCTCTGATCTTCACACGAAAATCCCCTTTCATCTCTTAGAGAGATGAGAGAGACGAGAGGTATAGATAAGGAGAGAGAGCCAGAGAGATGCTGAAAAAATAACCCCCCGGACCCTAAGGTCCGAGGGGATTGGTTCAGCAGAGAGCGTAGTCCGCCTCGAGGATCTTGGCCGAGATGTCTCCCAGCTTGTTGGCCGGCAGAGTGTAGCCCACGATCTGTGAAGCGATGTAGCTCAAGAGGTTCGAGCCAGCGATTTCCGAGAGCACCTGGTTGTATTGGCGCCGAATGTCGTTGCCGTAGTTCGGGTGCACTCGGAAGCAGTCATGGATCGACATAACCTTGAACGGCAGCTCTGGCAGGCTGCAGACCAGATCGACGATCTTGCTCTTGTCGACCAGGTGAAGGTTTTGGGGGCTTAGGTAGGAAAGGATTCGAGCAGAGAGAAAGCCCGAAGCCAGATAGTGATCCCAGAGTTTCTTGACCAGGTGATCACGTTCTTCGACCATGAAGCACTGTTTGCCCTTGGGTCCAGCCAGGAGCATGGCATAAACCTTTTCCACCATGTCCTTGTCGTAGTCGCAGCGAGCATGGATCTCGCGCACGATCATCCCGTCGATAGAGTGAACGATGTTCGGGCCAAGGCTTCTGCCTTCCTTGGTTCCAAGGTTCTCCTTGACTGTCACCTTGACCGGTTTGTTCTGGAACTGAACGGTCTTGGTGACAGCCGTCATGACAGGAACATGGACGTGGAAGTTGTCTGGAAGCACCCAGTCATGGGAGAGGGCACCAGGCTGCCAGAGAGCCTGCAACGCCTGGTTCAGATCCCAAGCGCCTGGAGCCAGAGACTCCATGGTCTTGAAGAAGACAGCGAGCTGTTCGGTTTCACCGAAGACCCGCTTGGGGACCGCGGTAGAGCCATAGAGCGCCGTCATGATTGCCTGCTTGCAGTCGGCACGAGTGATGCCGCCTGCGATGGTGTCATCTTCCTGGTTCAGCTTTCCACACATGGCCTGATAGATGACCGTGTAGGCATCTTCCCGGTGACCGGTGGAGACCACGCCACAGAGCTTGGCAGAGGCTTCACAGCCGATCAGAACAGCCAGGAGCTGCAGCCCCGAAGAGGCAGCATCAAGGCTGATGGGATAGCCTGTGGGCTCACCACGCTGGGTGGCACGGTAGGCCTGCACAGCGGCGTAGTAGAGGGCAGGGGTCTCAGCCTTGGGGAGCATGTCCTCAAGGCAACCTTCGTGCTGGGTAGTCCATTCCAGGCGCTTGTCCCAGTCGAGCTTGTCGAGCCCGAAGTTCGAAGCGATGTCCATGCGGAGGTAATCCAGGCCCGTGAAGGTCTGCATGAGGGAGTCCTTTCAATGGAAGGGGAGTTAGAGTTCGAGGAAGTTCCTCGCGGTGACGATGGTTCCCCGGCCGGCATAAAGCGTCTGCTTGGTGCCGGTCGGGAAGTTGGGAAGGGGAGCATTGAGATTCATGATCTCTTTGGTTCCCTGTTCGAGCGAGGCGTTCCTGGTAAGGATCGCCTCGTATTCTTGTTCGGTGATCATGTCAGCCTGAAGCGCGAAGGCAGCCCTGGGATTGGTGACCCGGTGCTTGACCTCTCTCGTTGGCTTCTGAGGCTTTCTAGGGACAGGCTTTTTCATCCGAAGAGGCTGAATTTAAGCTCTTGCAGGTTGCCAATGTAACGCTCGTAGCGAGCGGTCTCTTGGTCACTGAGCAACATGGCTGTCTTGATTTCCTCATTGAGGATCTCTTCTGTTAGGATCATAGGGTTCTGGAACAGAGCTCCTAGTTGAGGATTGAGTTGGGATCCGAGCCCGAAGAAGTTAGCTCGTTTATTTGAGTTGAGAACATAGCTCATGCCACCTTCTCCCCATCAAGCTCGACTGAGGTGACTTCGACAGGAGATCCGTCATACTCGACGTAGCCGATCTCCTCGTCGTTCATGGCAGATAGTTTCTCGTAGAGAGCATCGAGGTTCTTGGCAGAAACCTCGGCTCGGTAGTGAATGACCTCTTGGCCGTAGACGGTGTATTTGGGCATTGTCATTCATCCTTATGAAGTGGGGTGTCGGTTTCAAAGTGGTCGAGTTCGAAGTCGTAACCCTGTAGCTCGACGGCTCCTTTGTCGATCAGGTTCTGGACCTGTGCGATAGCTTCGCCCATATCATCAGACAGGAACTTGCCGATGTATGGGGCCAGGGTCTTCAGATCTGGTTTCTTGGTAAAGACAGCAAGCCAGATGATTTATCTACTGAAGCCCGTGCATTGACCTTCGTATTCTGTGCGGGTGAGTTTCCAAAGCTTTTGGGGATTCGTGGTCATTGGTTCACTCCTTGGGTTTGGGCGATCTCTTGAAGCTGTTTTCCTGGGCCAGTGATCCCCAGCCAGTTGAGGTAGGCCAGGGTCACTGTTCTTTCGTTGATGGCCTTTTGCAGTTGCTCTTGGCTCATCGCTTTGTATTTGTCATAGTTGACACTCATGACTGAACGAGCTCCTTGTGGTAGAACTCGACTACGGCCTTGTTCCAGGGTGTGCCCTGATACTGGACGTGGTGACCTTGAGCATAGGTTCTCCCCCGCTTGTCGTAGCGGTGGGTGAGCCAGAAGCCTGCCTTGTCGTCCGTCATGCAGATGGCTTCCATGACGTCTCGGCTGACCCGATCATACTTCTCGAAGGCCTTGAGGCGCCTCTCGTAGTCTTCCTGGGTCTCGCCGGTCTTCGGCCGATCGAGCTTCTTCCACTGGTTCTTTACCATCCTGGCAGTGTCGCTGTTGATCCGGAGCTTCATCCGGTTGAGCCGGTTGAGGTGCTCCAGACAGACATCGTTGTCGGGAGCACTCTGTTTCAGGATCACCGAACTCCCCATCTCGGCGTAGTAGCCGGTTTGGATGTTCTTCTTGAGGTGCATGGGTGGAACGACGAAGGGTAGTGGATACTGGAAACGCTCCAGCTCCACCTTGGCTTCTTCGCTGACGTCGTAGCGCACCACGAATTGCTCGGCCATGATGTGCCAGTCGAGGAAATCGAGCTGCACACATTTCCAGAGCATGTCGGCACAGGCCTGATAGGGATCAGCCTGATCCTTGAAGTGGTAGGCCAAAAGCCCGACCATGGTCTCCACGTTCGCCCTGCGATGCAGGGCTATCTGGGCGAGGAGATCTAGGGCGAAGGGATAGGGGATCTCCTGGTCGACACAGACCTTGAGGAGCTGTTCGTCCATGAACTCCTTCCGCATGCGGGGCAGGAGCTGGTTCTTGTTGTAGAGCTGCTCGAGCTCCAGTTGGTTTGCGAGGTCCATATGTGGCTCCTAGTTGAGGATGGTGCCGGCGTCGTAGAAGCGGGGATCGACAAGGCGAACGCCTTTCTTTCGCAGCCATGCTGGCATGAAGTGGGGTTTGCGGCCCCCGTTGGGGAGCCAGCCGTTGCAGGCTGAGATGTGGTTTATCCAGTCCTTGTCAGTCCATCCGCCTGTGGTCACGGCAGGTGGTTTGAGCTGATACCATCCCAGTTTGTAGAGGGTCTCTTTGCAGGCCTGGTGCATGATCAGGTTTTCTCCCCGAAGAGTTTGTTCCATTCGGGGCTGTCGAAGTGGACGTCTTCGATCAGATACCTGTTGGTGATGTCTTCATCCATGGCAACGATCCGGTGATCATCGGTGGATTCCCACTCGGGTTTGAGCGTGTCCCAAAGGGTGTCTTCCTCCACCTTGGCCTTGATCTGGGCCAAAGCATCTTCGTCATTCTCGGCATCTATCTGGATGGTGCCATAGCAGCTGACGGTGGCTGCCACTGTCATGGTGTAAGACTTCATGAGATCACTCCTCCCAGTTGAGAGGGAGGCCGTTGTGATCCGTAAGGATCTTCTCTCCGTCGATTATGACCTCATAGTTGTCGCCGGCATGGTAGCCACCATACCAGGTCATGATTGGGATGACAGAGACACGATCGCATTCGATTTCAGTCATGCCATCGACGGCATCGTAGTTGACGAAGGTGAGCTTGAGCATTTCAGTCTCCTTTCTTGAGACGAACGATGAGTTCTGTTAGGGCTTCGTTGGCTCCAATGAGCTTGATGTTTGCCTGGATGGATTGCTCGAGGCGATCCTTGAGTTGACGGATCTCCTCACGTTGACGGAGCTCCATTTCTTCGAGACGCTGCATGCGCTCGATTTCCAATTTCTTCATGATTATCTCGGGATCATCTGGCTCATCGAGATCAGGGGATAGATCTCTCTGAGCTGGTTGAAGGTCAGCTTTACATGCTCCGGTGGGAGCTCTGTGACCTGTGAGATTGGACGCCGAACACCTTCAGCAGTGCGGGTTTCAGGACGCTCGGCCGAAAGGTGGAAACCCCACCGGCCATAGGAATCCTTCTGGTAGTAGACGAAAGCCATGGGGTTTCTCCTTGGTTCAGGGGTGTGCGATGACCTTGGCGATGAAGCTGAGGATGGTGACTTCCTCAACTTCTTCAGTGATAGGATCACGGTAGAAGATGTGATCGGGGAGATCTCCCAGGGAAAAGCGCTTGAATTGTTTCAAAGCACTTTCCCAATTGAAATGGGCGTCTGACCGGACGTATCCGCGGTCATCCGGTTTCCAGATGAATGTCCACATGCTGTGGCTCCTTGGTTCAGAGGGTTTCGAAATGGCTCCGAGCAGCTTCAAGTTCCGCCCAGATCCTGGGGGCTTTGATGGGAAGCATGCTGAGCCCGGTGCCGATGCCATCGAGAGGCCAGATGACTATCTGCTTCTGTTGAAGACGCTTGTGGATCTGGGCGAGATCCACTTGCATGATCTCGATGGCTGTTGCGAAGGAGGTGTCCGAGAAGAAGGCATCCGGTTCCATGGTGGGTTTCCATTTGGTCACCACACCAATGGCATTGGGCTCGCCTCGCATGTGCTTGGCTTGGCCTCCGTAGCCTTTTCTCTCGACGTTGTCTCCGAAGACGTAAGTGACCGATCGGTTCCTTTGGAGATCCGATCGGAAGATGTATTGCTGGTAGAGCAGAGGCATGTCAGGTAGGCACCTTGAGGCCATACTTTTCAGCGACCTTACTCATCTCGTATTTGTAGTAAGAGATGAATTCTTGCTCCACATAGGAGCAGTAATCGTGGATGGTCTGCATCTCGACAAGCATGTCGAAATGGGTTTCAGCCCATTCGGGGAGCCTTTCTTCAAGAGAAAGAAGACCCTCTTGGACGTCTTCTATCGACCCAAACTTGTCCCAGATCCTGGCTGTCTCATCATCGATGATGAAGCCGACAGCACATTTGAGGCCGTCTGTCGTGCGATAGGCGCAGCCTTTGGTATCGGTCATGGCAGGCCTTCCCTGGGCGATGATACCCAGGTAGGCCTTGTCGAAGAGTTCCTGTGCGGTGAAGGTGTTCATGATCAGCTCCGATCTTGTTTGAAGATTTCGTTTCCGGCCGAGTCCTCCACGACGTAGCGTTCGACGTTGTCGTAGGTGGAAACTTCAGCCTGTTCCCAGTCTCCGATGATGTCGCCGGCATAGCCGTGCTTTCCCATCTGGCTGGTAATCTGGTCGAGGCTGTGTGCCTCGACTTGTGTCTTGTAGGTGACGCTTGCGTCCCTGGTGACGTAGATGGTGAAAAGGGCCATCAGCGACCGACCCTGTTCAGTTGCTCTTGCAGGATCTCTCCGAGGGTGCCTCCATCTCCATCCTGCTTGCAGTAGGTGCTGGTCTGACGATTCATCTGATCCTGGATCGCTTCGACCATCTCCTTGGCTCCCTTGAGGGAGATTCGGAAAGCTGGACCGAACATGGTACGGACCAGTTTGATCGCGTCGATCTTGCGCCCATCTCTTGCTGCGACAAGAGCGTGGACGAAGTCGAACATGTTGGGCTCGAGGTGCATTGGATCAGTTTTGTGGTCGCCCTCGTAGTGGTTGGCGAGATCGGTCAGGCTGGTGTGGATGGTTTTTTCGTACCAATCATTGGTAGCGATGTAGCCGTTGGAGACGCCTTCGACGGAAGTGATTTTGGCCATGATTCTGGTTCCTTTCAGAGGAGTTGTTGGATGCGTTCTGCGATGTCGATGAGGGTCATGGCGCCCATATCGAAGATAGGGACGTCATAGGTTTTTGCGATGCGGATAGCCTGACCTGTTCCTCCTCCGCCTTTCCCACCTGGGGTCCAGCAGAGAACGAAGAGGGCAGGCTCATCGAGGTTGGGTCCGAGGACCTGGGCAACGTTCCTGGTGTGGAAGAGCTGGGCTGTGCCATTGCAGGCTGCCCAGTTAGGGTGATGCTTTGCAGCTATTTCCCTGGCTTTTTCCTCGATCTCTCCATGCAGGCGATAGGTTCCCGGATGGTAGAGATGCCGTCCATTGAAGCCTATCCAGGGCAGAAAGATCTGCTTGTTCGGCCACAGATAGACACCTTTTTCGAAGGCTGTATCTGCACCTTTGGCAGCACCTGATCTGAGAATGAGACCAGCGTCTTCCAGTTGCCTGGCAGCCTCGGTCATCATCTCCAACATGCTGTCAGGGGTCTCCCTGGATCCGATGCCGGCGTATGCACGCTTGGTCATTTGGCAAACCCAATCCCAATAAAGCTGACGAACGTGTTGGGGTTGAGAACGATGGTTCTTTTGGAGTCTGGATGTTTATCTTCCGTCTCGTAGTGAGTCACTACGACAGCTTCTGGATGAATCCAGCATTTGGTATGGATGAGAGAGACCTGTTGTGGTTGCCCGTCTCGAAGGGTGTTCAGGTATGCTTTTGAGAAAGTCCCATTTTCTATGCTCATCATTGGACTCCACAATGGGTGGGGGTGAAAGTGCAGTCAGGCTGGGTTGCCTTCAGGCTGGTCAACTCTACTCGGGCTTTCTTGTAGTCGGAAAAGGCGCCAACGATCCCTGCGAAAGATCCGTCGGGATAGCAGCAGTGCACGATGTAGACGATCATTTCTGTTTTCTCCATTGCTTGCGAGCAGCCTTCGATCTGGCACTCTTCTTGAGATCACGATGAGGATCCTCGTCGACGAGATCGCCCCGCTCGATGAGCTCGTTCCAAGAGAGGAACTGATCATCATCAAGGATGGTCATTGTTTGGGATTCGAGGAACTCAAGGTCACCAGTGATGAGAGGATTCTTCATGATGATTCCTACTTTCAGTGGTAGATTTCAACTTTGTATCGGAGCGACATCAGCCACAAAGACCAACACCAACCACCCGCGGAGCGGGGATATCCTTTAGACTATCTTTAGGTAAGATCAAGGATGATCTGAGGGTTTTACCCTTTAGGTTTTTGGACTATCTGATCTGGCCAACATGCCCCCCGGTTTCCCGAGGGGCACATGGTCTGAAGGTCAGGCAGCAGCCTTGCCCATGGCTTTGGCCACGAGCGAGACGACGTTCGCCGGAGCGGCTGCAACAGCAGCTTCGCCGACACGACGGGCTTCAACCTGCAGCATCGGATGAACAGCAGCCTGGCCCTTGTCCAGCGTGGCAGTGTCTGCCTTCAGGATGGCCAGCACCTCGTTCTTCGCCGCGGCGATGGTCGCCCACCGATCGGTCGAGTTCGAGCGCACCGACACCGGCTCGATCGAGTCCAGAGCGACACCACCGAGCGAGATGAACACCTCTTCGTCGGCGCCGTTCTCACCGACCGGCAGGGTCAGCGTGATGCCGACGTTCAGCCAGTATTCGGCAGGCGGCAGATCCCGCTTGTTGGTCGAGCCCTGACGAGCAGCGGTCTCGGTCTTGGCAGCCTGGGCAGACGGAAAGTTGAAAGCAGTCATGAGAGATCTCCTTGGATCATGGGTTCAGAACACAGGGCACCGGCTTCCACCCGGCACCCCAACCAGCTGCGGAGCAGCCATCGGGACAGAAGACAAAAGCCCGACCCCAACTGTGGGATCAGGCTCTTGGTTCAGTCATCGAGATCGAGTTGGGACAGGTCCTCCTCGTCATCGAAATCGTCGAAGAGTTCATCGCGATCGGGATCAATCCCGAAGTTCTGGAACTCATCGAACGGAGCGGTTTGTTCGAAGAGCGTCAGGTATTCTTGGGCGAGAAGTCCTTCGGGCATAGCGGTTCCTTCCTGCGAAATAGCCGAAGATGAAGCCCACTCCACCAGCGGAGTAGACTGTTCCGATGAAGATCATGAGAGCGAGGTCCATGATCAGATCCGCTTGCTGAGGTAGCGAGCGAGATAGGCGGTTGCCACTACGCCAATGACGTAGAGCACGAAGACATCTCCCGCTGAATCAGCGAGATATGCGAGGAAGCCCTCGAGCGAGGGACCTGCATCGAGGGTCTTGGGGTTCACGGTTTGTTCTCCTTGGGTTCAACCAACATTACGAGGGCGTGTGGCACTTGGTGTGAATCGATGTAGGTGCCTTCAGTCGTCCAGAGCGACCAGTATCCATAGGTCAGATCTTGGGTGACCTCGTATTCCCCATCGACTGAGATCAGACGGGTTTTGGTTGCGTCATCCCATTCCCACTCACGAGTAGGTTGGGAGACGCTATAGGTTAGGGACTCGACCATGGTTGTTCTCCTTGGTTCAGAAGTTACAGGGGTAGATAGTCTCGATCTCGAATTCGCTCATGGCGTAGACGAGACGATCATGCTGGGCGTTGAGGGACCGGATCTCTTGGATCTGTTCGGTCGTGTCGAAGCCGAGATGCTCCCGATAGGACAGGAGTTCCTCGGTTGCGTTCAGCTCCCTGATCACATGGCGCAGCTGCTTACGAGCTTTTTCGTATTCGGTTTGGGTGTCGATGAACATGGTGTGACTCCACAGATGTGAGGATGGATTCCAGACACCTGCGGAGCAGGGCTGAGAGCACCTATCAGTGCTATCGTTGGAGAAGCCTTGGCCCCAAGCGCTGAGGCTTGGGGTTTAGGGGCTCTTTAGGGTTGCAGAGCGTCTTCGATTTCCTTGAGGGCAGCAGCGAATGCAGCAGGAGCATCGAACTTGGTTCCGGGGAACAGACGCTTGTGGATCTCTTCCTGAGCGGTGACGGTCTTGAGGGCCGACTGACGGATGATGTCGCCACGCTGGTGGACGATGTCAGCTTGGGCCTGGACGAGGGCGCCTTGCTGAAGGACGCGGGACTTGTGGACGAGGACCTCGGATGCGTTGGTGGTGGCCTCGAGAATGGAGAGCACGCTTCCTGCCGAGGCGGTGATGACGTTGAAGACAGAGGAGACGGACTGACGGCCAGAGGCGATGACAGAGGTGGACATGATGAAGCTCCATGGTTGGTGGGGATATCCAGCCAGCTGCGGAGCAGCAAAGGAACACGAATGGGGGGGGGGTGTTAGTGTGTTGGAGTGTTAGTCCACCCCTACCCCTAAACCACCACCTCTACTACAAAATGCTCTTCTGAAAAAATTTGGCCACAATTTTGCCATATCGCGATCGGACCTGATCGGGTTGACGGATCGAGTAGATATGGGTATCTGATCCGAAGGATCAGATGGAGAGATTGAGCCGATGCTGTGCCAGATTTCGGGAGAATTCAGGACACCTGATGGTGTTCTGCAAGGTGAAGCAAAGGTAAGTTTCCGTCGATCCGCAAAGGTTCATGGGACGATCCTGGATGCGGGAACTGCAGTGGTGGTTCCTGATGAAGTGAGCCTGGTAACCAACAGCATGGGTGTGGGGACCATTGGGCTCTACCCTGGAAGGTATCAGGTGAGCCTGACCGCCAAAGGCGGAGACACGCACAAGTTCATGGTGTTTGTCCCGGAAGAAGAGACCCTGAGCTTCACGCAGCTCTTGGCTCAAGCACCGGAGGTGTTGCCTGGGGATGTCCAGGTCGACGCTATGCTGGGGTATGCGAACCAAGCGGTGGCAGCGAGGGTTGGGGCAGAGGCTGCACGAGATGCGGCCGAAGATGCAAGAGATGAGGCTGAAGTTGCTTTGGACGGGGTCCTGGCTGAGGCTTCCTTGGTTCCCCGTCGGAGAGGTCCTTGGGCTGCGGCAACGAACTATGTCTTTGCGGACTTGGTTCAAGAAGGGGGCTCGACTTACTTCTGTTTGGTTCCCCACACTTCGACCGTGTTCCTGGATGATCTAGGAGATGTGTATTGGGAGGTCTGGGCATCGAAAGGTGCTGCAGGCGCTGGGGCCGGTGACGTGGAAGCAGCAAATGCCGGCTCGGAGTATACAGGGGTGGCGGCTGCGTTCAGAGCCAACCTGGGTTTGGTGCTGGGATCTGATGTCCAGGAGTTCAGCCAGATCCTGGAGGCATTGGCGGGGCTGAGCCCTGCGAGTGACAAGGCAGCTTACTTTACCGGTGCCGCGGCAATGGCACTGTATACGATCAATGGTGCCGGCCGGCATTTCCTGGGGGGAACGACCCAAACCAGCTTCACGGCTGGAACCAATGCAAGGGGGCAGGGGCAGATTGCTGCGACCGACCGGTTGGTGTTCATTCAGACAGCGGATGCTGACCCGTCGGGGGTTACCCTTCCGAACACGGTTTCGGGAGAGAACGGTAGGATTCTGACGATCCACAACCGGGCGTTCAACCCTGTGTGGGTGTATCCCCAGACGGGGGTGATCATCAACCTTTTGGCAGCAGGAGATCCAATCCTGTTGCCTCGGAGGAGCACGGCAAGGTTTGAGCAGAGGGCAACGACCCATTGGGGCGCGACTATAACTCCTTTCGAACCGGGTCTGCCTGGATATATCCAGGTTGTAAACGAAGACGGTACGGGGATGGATTGGGTGCCCCGGACTGGGCGAATCCTGTTGGCAGACAAGACGATCAGCAACCAATCCAGCGTGTCTTTTCCGGAGTTCGATAACTCCTTGTATCGTTACTACGAGTGGGAGTTGGACAACGTAAAGCCTGTGACGGATGGCGTTGCTTTGGCTGTCAGGACTTCGACGGATGGTGGGGCAACCTATGCTGCAGGTGCGAGTGACTATGAGTATGCTGTTCAAGGCTTGTCTTCGGGTGGATTGAACCCTGGAACACAAGATGCAACAGCATCCTTGATCCAACTGACCAACGCATCTGTCGGAAGTGCGTCAACAGAAGATGGTGTTACGGGGACTTTGAAGATGTTCAGCGCAGGGAACGGCGGAGCCAAGACCCGTATCGAATTCGAAGGATCCTTCGACAATACAAGTGGGAATTGTAACTCGATCAAGTCTTCGGGAGTTAGGGTTCTGCGGGAAGATACGACTGCTCTGCGGTTCATCTTTTCCTCTGGAAACGCTGCCAGCGGACGGATCAGAATGTATGGATTCCAGTGATGAGCAGATACTACCACGAGGACATGGAAGACTTCGCCAAGCGCTTCGTCTACAGGTCTGATAAAGCGATCGACAGTTTCCGTGTCATCTGGCGCGAAGCTGGTGGGATGCACGGCGACTGTGACGACTTCGCGATCACCGCCCTGTGGCTGGCCGAAGGCAAAAGCATGCTGCGTGTGTGGCTAGCTCTGGTGACTGGTGCGGCCGAGATCTGGAGAACCAAGGTCAAAGACACAGGCGCCGGCCATGCGGTGCTCTGGCACCAGACCTATGGCTGGATCGAGAATGGTCGACCGGAATGGGCAGAAGAAGTGGCAGACGACCTGACCTTGGTGCGCGAGCGATGGGTCATCGAAATCGCGATGAAGCTCCTGGTCGGCAAGATCCTGGGATGAAAAAGACCCCCGCCAAAAGCGGGGGTCGATTCATTATGGGACTGTAGGATCAGATCTGGGCGATCTCTTCCTGGGTGATCCTGTCACGCAGACGGAAGGCCAGGTGGGACCAGAGCTTCTGCTTCGCATTGGCTCGGGCAAGTCCCTTGCCAATCTCGGGATCGAAGTTCGAGGGCACAGCACAGGCGCTTTCACCGGTGACGCTGAAACCGTTGCGGAGAAAGAGAAGACAGACGGTTACCGTGCTTCCGGGAAAGACATGGTAGGCCTCGTCGATGATCTCTTCCTCTAGCTGTTCGGGAGTGACACGTTGGCCGGCCCAGGGCTTGTTGGCCAGGGCGGTTTCGACCTCTGCGGGTGTCATCACTTGGTTCATTCGGGTACTCCTTGGTTGGAACTTGATTTCGCGACGTGCGATTTCGACTCGAAGATCTTCGATTGGGTAGAGGCTCAGGTGCATGAGATCAGTCCTCGCGACCTGAAATGATCAGGGCTGCAATTACCAAAACTGAGGCAAAGAAGCTCCCAGAAAACACCATCAGTAGAACAGCTTCAAAAGCGTTCATGACATCCCTCCTTGGACGTAGATTTCTTGGGTTTCGCCATCTGGCACATCCAACGTAGGTGGATCGGCGAACATGCCTGGTCCTTGGGGGATGACGGTGAAACGCTCAGCGTCCCTTGCATCAGGTTGGTTCGGATGAATGATCACCCGGACAACAATGCCATTGGCGCTGGTGTGCATTTCGTCAATGTCTCTGGTCGAACACTTGGCTTCCGAATTGTAGAAGCTAACGATTGCTCGGCCGTGGCCGTCATCACGGATTGAGATTTTGTCTTGGGGGTAGCAGGAGCTACCTCCAGGTGGTTCCGCGTGCGCAGGAGCACATAGGGACAATAGGAGCAGGAGTGATAGGACGGGGTTTCTCATTTGTTGAGACCTCCGGTTGAGAAGCTATAAGTGGCTTCATGATGTCCTCGATGGAGGAGAAGATGTGGCCGAGCATGTAAGCCCTAGCCTCGGTGCCTTCGAGCCCTGGATCCAGCCCCAGGTATTCGATGACGAAATCCACGACATGTGAGGCTTCATGCGCCCAGGTGGCTGAGGTGACTCCCAGTGGCAAGACCATGTAAATGCAACGGCATCCTTCGGGATCCGAAGCCCAGCCGGCAATGGCTGCGACCTTCTTGTCCGGATCCAGAGTGCTGAACTCCATCTGGTGGTGGGAGAGCCAGGCCACACGATCCACGTCGCTGATAAATACCGGAATGCTGAGGTGGAACATGTCGATGTAGATCCAGCCTTTGACCAGTGCCTCGATCTTGCGTTGGGCCTTGGTCAGTCTTGGTGTGTTGCTCATTTGGGTCCTGGGCAGAGGGGATTCAGTCGAGCGTGGCACTCCCAGGAGAAGCCCCGAAAACCTGGTCAGTCGCTGTCTGCTTCAGCGTAGCCACGCTCGAAACGACCACCAGGAAAACGAGCGGACACTCGTTTGGAGACCAGGCCCATGACAACCTGCCTGGTGGTCGATTGAAGTATGTCTGCTCGATCGATTTCCGATTCTTAGATTCGGATTAGCGTGATCCTGAACTGGTTGTCAAATAGATTTCTTGCAAAGATCAACGTTGATCTGTAGGGAGGATTTAAGTTGTAAGTCCGGGAAACCTAAAGACCATCATGCTGACTCAAGCTGAAGTGCAGACTGCGCTACCTGCTTCCCTGAAGTCAGCCGTGTCGCAAGAGCTGGTCGATACCCTGAACGGGATCTGCACGGATGAAGAAATTGCCCGAACCGTTCGGGACAACCTTCTGTCCTACACCGCGGTCCTGAAAGAGGGAAAGTTCAAGGTCGAGGACTACGTCAACGCGGTAGCCTACGTCAGCTTCAAGATGATGGGCTACTCGAACCAGGAGTCCTACGTCAGGACCTTCCCGGCCCGCTACCAGACGCTGGTCGCTCGGGGTGCAACGGATAAAGACATTAGCGCTTACGTCGCTGCGTTCGCCAAGAACAAGCTGGTGAACATCATCCTGGAGCAATCCCTGATCCCGATCTGGGTTCTGAATCAGGACGTCTACCAGGCTGCGATCAACAAACAGGTCTGGCTGATGAAACATGCCAAGCGGGAAGACGTGCAACAAAAAGCCGCGGACTCCCTCTTGAACCACCTCAAAAAACCCGAGGCTGCCGCGGTGCAGCTGAATCTCAACATGGCCGACAACTCGGGACTGAACGAGCTGCGGGAACAGTTGGGAAAGATGGCCGAAATGCAGAAGGATCTGATCCAGGCCGGCATGAAAACCAAAGAGATCGCACATCAATCCATCGTCGATGCTGAAGTGCTCACAGACACAAATTGAGCATGATGAAGAGGCGAGATGTCAGGTAGAACCTTCGAAGAAGAAGAGCGGTTGATTCAAGAACAGCTCGACCAGGGAATGAGCCAAAGGCAGATTGCCAGGGCTCTCAACATGAATCGGAGAGCAGTACAACGGCGAATTGCATCAGCCAAGAAACGAGCAAGCCTTGATCCGGAACTTCTACGCCGGCTGACAGAAAAAGGGCTGACAGACCTCGGATCGCTCCATTCCGGTTGGCTCTTGGACAAGGACAAATACGGATCCGGAAGCTCGCTCTACTTTATGATCGGGGACACGGATGAGAAGATCAGCTTCGCCGATGCAGTGATTGAAAGCCTCGACGACATCCCTCGGCTGCTCCCGATCTCCTTGGTTCCAGGACGGGAACATGCGGATGCGGATCTGGCGAATTGGATCGCTTTGGCCGACCTCCATATTGGCGGCCACTACGGAGACCCCAAGAATGAAGAAGAGTTCAATCAGGCCTTCGACGATGTGGTCACTCGTTTGCCTCGTGCCTCGCATGCGGTCTTGATCGAGCTCGGAGATTTGCTCGAAGCCAACGACCACAAAGGGGTGACACCCAACTCCGGGAACCCTCTGGACGTCATCAAGCACCAACACCTGACGAACACACGGGTTGCCATTCGCCTGATGCGGAGAGCGGTCTACCGGCTCCTCGAGACGCACCAGACGGTCGAGGTGCACTTCATCAAAGGCAACCACGATCCGACCGCCTACATGGCTGTGGCGCTGGCTCTACAGGCACACTTCGAACTGAACGACCGTGTGACCTTCGTCATCACCGAAGACGAGTATCGGGTGATCTCCTGGGGCGAGTGTGCGGCCTTCCCGCACCATGGCGACACCCTCAACTGGGCTGGCCTGAAGGATGTCTGGGCAGATCAATTCGCTGACGCATGGGCGGCCGCAAAGATGCACCGGATCATCATGACGGCACACTTCCATCACGGAAAGAAGCAGGAGCTGGTCGGTTGCATCGCCGAGCAATTCCAGACCCTACACAGGCCCAACATCTGGGCCAAGACCAAAGGGCTGTTCTCCCGAGGAACCCTGACGGCGATGACCGTCCACAAGAGCTGGGGCGAGATCGGGCGGATTACCTCCAACCTCAGAAACACTTATCGAGGACACTAGAATGGCAGATGGTAGCACCCTTCCCGAGGGCACCAAACTGGATTCAGGCAAGGTTCGGCTGGACCTCATCCCCCCGGAACTCGTCTTCGCCGTTGGCGAGATCCTGACGTTTGGCGCCAACAAGTATGCCGATCGGAATTGGGAAAAAGGCATGAGCTGGGGCCGTGTGTTCGGCGCTCTGATGCGACACATGTGGTGCTGGTGGGGTGGCAAAGGTCCAACCACGGAGAGCTTTATCTTTGGTTCCTTGGATCAGGAAACCGGCCGGTCTCATCTCTGGCACGCAGGCTGCTGCATCGCCTTCCTGATCGCCTACGAAGAGCGTGGCGTGGGCACCGACGATCGCCTGGGGGCACAAGGTAAGTGACCCCCTTTGTCAACCCTGTCGAGGCAGCCAAGGCAGAATTTTACCTTGGCTACGAGAAGCAGACCGTCGACGCATGGTTGGACGGGGTTGACTACTCGAGCCTGAACGACGGCAGCTATGTGCCGTCGACGTTTGCCCTGAAGTTCATGAACTTCATCAAGCTGGTGAACGGAGCCCAAGGCGAAAGCCACAAGACGCCAGTCGTGCACCTAAAGATGCTCGACAAGATCCAGGGCAAGCGAACCAGGGTGGCGAACCTCTGCGCCCGAGGGATGGCCAAGACCACCTTGATGGCGGAATACCTGGTGCTCTACCTGGCGGTCTTCGGGGAGATTGATGGCTTCGGCAAGGTCGATGCCATGATCTACATCTCGGACTCGATGGACAACGGCTGCAAGAGTCTGCGGAAGAACATTGAATACCGCTACCACAACTCCGAGTGGCTGCAGGAATGGATCGAAGAAGCAAGCTTCACCGACAACTATTTCGAGTTCAAGAACAAGGAAGGTGGCCGGTTCGGCGTTAAGCTGTTTGGGGCTAAGACCGGTATCCGCGGGACGAAGATCTTTGGGAAACGTCCCCCGCTCTGTGTGCTTGATGACCTCTTGTCGGATGACGATGCAAAGTCCAAGGCCGCCATGCAGGCGATTAAGGACACGGTCTACAAGGGTGTGGACTACGCGCTCGATCCGACCCGTCGGAAGATCATCTTCAACGGCACCCCTTTCAACAAGGATGACATCCTCTACGAGGCGGTGGAATCCGGGGCCTGGGATGTGAACGTCTGGCCGATCTGTGAGCGCTTTCCCTGCACAAGGGAAGAGTTTCGTGGAGCCTGGGAAGACCGGTTCTCCTATGACTTTGTGAAAGAACAATATGAAGTCTCGGCCATGTCCGGAAAGCTTTCGGCTTTCAACCAGGAACTGATGCTGCGGATCTCTTCGGCTGATGAGCGTTTGATCCAGGAAGAAGAAATCCGCTGGTATTCCCGACCGAGTCTGCTAAACAATCGAGGTAGGTTCAACTTCTATATCACAACCGATTTCGCGACCTCGGACAAGGAAACGGCTGACTTTTCGGTCATCTCGGTCTGGGCGTATAACGCGAATGGGGACTGGTTCTGGGTCGACGGCGTCTGTGAACGCCAGACCATGGACAAGTCGATCGATGCTCTCTTCCGACTGGTATCCGAGTATCGCCCCCAACAGGTAGGTGTGGAAATCACTGGCCAACAGGGCGCCTTCATCCAGTGGCTCCAGCAAGAACAAATGAACCGCAACATCTGGTTCAGTTTCGCGTTGGAGAAGGGGAAGCCAGGGATCCGGCCGACGACGAATAAGCTCAGCCGTTTCAACCTGGTGGTTCCACTGTTCAAGGCCGGGAAGATGTATTTCCCGACCGAGATGAGGACCAGCAAGATCATGGTCGAGTTCATGAGCCAGATCAGCCTGGCAACGGTGAACGGGCTGAAAGGCAAGGACGATTGCCTCGATACGATCTCGATGCTGATGCACATGACGCCCTGGAAGCCAACCGAGGATACCCCCGTGACTCGTAAAGACGATCACTGGGATGTGGATGACAAAGATGATGGCGGGGTAGGTGGCATTAGCTCCTACATCGTCTGAAAAACGGGATGCGACGATGACGCTCGAAGAGCTCTACAAAGACCTTTCGCTGGGAGTCCTGTCCAACCTTCAAGTGGGTGGAGAGGGCTCTGGCTTCATTCCCTTTGAGCATCAGGAAAAGGTGTGCCGAGCAATCAATCAAGGGCTGACAGCTCTTCATGGAAAGTTCATTCTTCAGGAAAAAGAAGTCCAGGTTCGGACTTACGATACGATCACTTTATACCAACTGAAGAAGATTTTTGCGGATACTGATCCTGCGATCGTTCCTCAAAAATATATCAGCGATTCCCTTGCGGAACCGTTTGAAGAAGACGTGATCAGAATTCTGAGTGTCTTCGACGAAGGCGGTTGTCAGCTGGTTCTGAACGATCCCAGTGGTCTCGGGAAGATATACACCCCAAACCCAACAACGTTGCAGATCACCGAACCCACCCAGGGAAACACATATTTCGTCATGTATCAGGCGAAGCATGTTCGTCTGACGTATGAAGACCTGACTGCTGAAATCGATTTGCCGGAGATTCTTCATCCGGCTCTGGAAGCCTACGTCGCGCACAAGATCATGTCGCCGATGAACGGACAGGAGCATTCTGTAAAGGCGGCCGAGCATTACGCGATGTTCGAAGCGGTCTGCGCTGAGGTGCTAGAAAAAGACCTTGTATCGACGAGCATTCCCGAAACCAGCACCAAGCTTGAAATGCGGGGCTGGAAATGAAAAGGGCTCCGTCTTCAGTAAAAGAAAGTGATCCGACAAACGTAAATCGGTTTGTGGGCACTGCTTACGACACCGTAAAGGTGGTCGGGGACAACATCGAAAAAATTCTCAATATCCACGAGAAGCTCGATGAGATCAGTTTTTTGGTGGCGGAATACGAAAGTATCATTTTGGTTCCGGGCAAGAGTGTACCGGCCGGTGGTACAACCGGACATATTTTGACGAAGAACAGTGCGACGGATTATGACACGTCCTGGCAACCGGCAGGCGGCGGTGGCGTGTCTGACGGCGACAAGGGCGACATCACGGTCAGCGGTTCGGGCGCGACGTGGACGATCGACAACAACGTAGTCACGTTGTCGAAGATGGCCGACTTGGCTACCAGCACCATTCTCGGCCGCGTGACGACCGGTACGGGCGATCCAGAGGCGCTGACCCCGGCACAGGCCAAGACACTGTTGGCGATTGTCGCCGGAGACGTTTCCGGGCTGGCCGCGGTCGCTACGTCGGGAAGCGCCAGCGATCTGTCGGCGGGCACTCTGCCTGCCGCGCGGTTTGACGATACGGCGCACGGAACTCGGGCCGGCGGCACGCTGCACCCGGCGGCCACCACTTCGGTCGCGGGCTTCATGTCCGGCGCCGACAAGACCAAGCTGGACAGCATCGCCACGGGCGCGAACAACTACGCCCACCCGAATCATACCGGCGATGTCACGTCGGTCGGGGACGGCGCGACGACCATCACGGCGGGCGCGGTCACGCTGTCCAAGATGGCCAACCTTGCGGCGTCCACCATCATCGGGAACAACACCGGATCACCTGCAACCCCGATTGCCTTGACGGCAGCACAGGTCAAGACGCTGTTGTCCATCGCTGCGGGGGATGTGTCGGGCCTTGCCGCTGTCGCCACCTCTGGCAGCGCGTCCGACCTTGGCGCTGGCACGCTTCCGGCGGCGCGGCTTCCGTCCTTCGGTTCGGGCGATGTGTCGTTTGCCTCGGGCGGCGGCGCGGGCACCATCGCGAACAATGCCGTCAGTTTCGCTAAGATGGCAGACATCGCCACCGATACGCTGATCGGGCGCGACACAGCGGCCACGGGCGACCCGGAAGCCATCACGGTCACAGGCGGCATCGAGTTCAGTGGCACGGGCAGTATCCGCACCTCGGCCTTTACCGGCGACGTGACCAAGACGGCGGGCGGCACTGCCCTGACCATCGCCGCTGACGCGGTGGACAACACCAAGCTGGCCAACATGGCGGCCAATACCGTCAAGGTAAACGCGACGGCTTCGACCGCCGACCCGACTGATCTGAACATCCCGACCAACACGGTCTTGGGCCGCGTGGCCGGTGATATTGTCGCGGCGCAGGTTGTCGGCGCGCAAATCTCAAACAACGCTGTTGCGCTGAACAAGATCGCCAACGTCGGCGCGAATATCGTCCTTGCCCGCGCTGCGGCCACCACTGGCAACGTGGGTGAAGTCGCGATTGGCGCTTCGCAGCTTCTCGGGCGCGGATCGACCGGCGACATTGCGGCCATCACGCTTGGCACAAACCTCACCATGTCGGGCACGACGTTGAACGCCTCGGGCGGCGGTGGTGCCACCAACCTCGCATGGGACGCGGCCACCAGCACCGTCACCAGCGACACCGGCACCGATGCGACCCTGACCGCGTTCAACTCGACGCAGGCCGGGCTTGCGCCTGCATCCGGTGGCGGGACGACGAACTTCCTGCGCGCCGATGGAACCTGGGCGGCGGCTGGCGGCGGATCGCCGATCACCCTGCAAGACGAGGGCGTCAACGTCACCACAGGCCTTGCGACGCTGAATGTCGTCGGCCTTGGCGCACGGGCAACCGGCACCTCTTCCGCTGTCCTGACCATCAACGGCCTTGTAACGGCGGCACCAGGAACGGACCAAGCCAACTGGGCACCTTCGGGCTTTGACGCTGGCACCGGCACGATCAAGGCGCAGCCGACAACCAACAGCTTCATTACCGGCATTGCGGCAGGGGCGACCGACCAATTCGTCACGCTGTTCAACGACAGTACCTTCGTCATCTGCCTTGAGAATGAAAGCACGGCCAGCACGGCGGCGAACAGGTTTAACTTCCGGGCCTTCGGCTCTATATGGCTTTTGCCGACTGAGAGCATTCAGCTTCGATACGATGCTACCCTATCTCGGTGGCGGCTGGTTTCGCAAAGCTTCGACGTGTATCAGCCCGGTCGTGCGGGTCACATCTTCCTGCCGAACACCACAACCTCTATCGCCGTGATCGGCTACCCTCTGTCAACGACAACCGCAACCCTGTCGACAAATGCTCCAGCCAACAGCTCTCCGTTTGAATATTGGGGGTTTACCCAAGGGACAAACAACGCTGCAAACGGCACAACGAGCATTCGGACTGTTACCACCTATTACCGCAGAGGTGACACCACCAACGTCAACGGGTTCTTCAACGCGGGCCATGTCCGTTTCCCGCTGATGGGGGCCACGTCTGGGGCTGTTCGCGCCGGTATGCTTGGAACCAGTGCGGTTTCAACCACACTAAACAACGCTCTGACACAATGCCTTCTTATTGGGGCTCAGACTGCTGACACCACCCTTCGCGTCTATTACGCATCCGGAACGGCGGGGACACCGGTAAACCTCGGGGCCAACTTCCCTGTGCCGTCCGCAACAGCGGCCTATGAGTATTGCTTCTACGCGCCTGCAAACTCCGCTTTTGTCCGCTACATGGTGCGCCGCACCGATACACGCTTTGTCGCGGAAGGCTCCCTCACCACGAACATCCCGACCAGCACAACAACGCTCGCTCAGCGAATAGAGGCAATGGTCGGGGCCACGGCAACCGACAACCGCTGGCATATGGCCTACCTGCTGACGGCTGGGCTTTGACCATGACCCCCCGCAAGACACAGGAGCAGGACGTGGACACCAACAAAAGCGACCCAATCGAGCACACAAGGACAATAAAATGAAGCGTGTTCCGTCAATCAATCCGCCGAGCAACTGGGATCCAGGTCCCTTTACGAGTCTAAAATACGACCCACAAACCCGCTGGCTTGCATCATCCACGGGTGATGGAACTTTCTTGCCTTTGGCAACTGCTGAAAATGCAGGCTTGATTTCGGCTGAAAACTACGCAGGGCTGTTGGTTTTGATCGAAAGTGGGCCTGGTGGTGGTCCTACTGGTGTAGACTGGGATGATATCCTTTCAAAACCCAGTGTATTTCCTGCCGTGGCTCACAACCACGATTCGACAGAGATAACAGACTTTGGGATGGCTACACGAGCAACCAGTCTGAGTGGTTATTCCGCCTCTGAATCCAGGGTTTCATTGAGCGCTTCCGACACAATTCTTGGAGCATTTGCAAAGCTTGGCAAATGGGTGGCAGATATTGCCGCTGTAGCTTTCAGTGGCTCGGCTAGTGACTTGGTTGTAGGAACCCTTCCAACAGGAAGACTTCCTGCGTTTGGTTCAGGTGATGTTACCTTTGCTGCTTCGGGTGGTGCAGGGACGGTTGCAGCCAATGCGATCGACAACACAAAGCTGGCCGACATGGCGGGGCGCACGCTGAAAGGTAGGGCGTCAGCCGGAAGCGGCGATCCAGAAGACATCGTTGTTGGGCAAGATCGGGTGGTGGGACGCCTGAGTGGCGGGGGTATCACTGACCTGACCGGGGCACAGATTACTACGCTGCTTAACACCTTCACCACATCTCTCAATGGGGTTACGCCGGCCTCTGGTGGCGGTACGGTGAACTACCTGCGCGCTGATGGCACTTGGGCAGATCCCAGGCTGGTCGAACTGAACACGCAGGCCGGGGCCTATAACCTCCTCCTGACCGACGCGGGCAAATACATCCGCATGACATCGGGCAGCGCAGTTGATCTGACGGTCCCGACGAATGCCTCGGTGGCGTTTCCGGTCGGAACGGTCATTCAGGTCCGGCAGGCGGGCGCTGGGCAGATCACATTCGTTGCCTCGGGCGGCGTGACGATCAACACCGCCGAAACCCTGAAGCTTCGCAAGACGGGATCGACCGGCGCGCTGATCAAGGTCGCGACGGACACTTGGGATCTGACCGGCGATCTGGAGCTTGTCTGATGGCGCACCCTCTTCTCTCTGGCATCATTGCCGCTTCGATCGACAAGGACACTGGCGCTTTTGTCGGTGGCGAATATCAGGTTCGCGTGGCCTCGGGCGAGGTCACAGCAGACTTGACCGACTTTCCGCTGATGATCGACCTCTCGGGGATGCCTGCCAGCTTCTGGACGGATGTTCGCAGCGACGGCGGCAATATCCGCGCTTATGCTGCCGACGGGGTGACGATGATCCCGCACGATGTCACCTACATTAACAAGGCCCGCGAACTCGGGCGCATGTTCACCAAAACCACGCTGCTGACCGCATCGAACAACGATGTCATCATCAAGCTTCTTGGCCCGTCCGAGGTTGCCCTTGCCGTCACCGATACCAACGGGCGCAACGCGGTCTGGTCGGATTATGAGGTGGTCATCGTCTATCCGCAGACGGACAACCGCACGGGCAATTCGTTTACCCGCAACGCGGTCAGCACGGCATTTTCAGAGTGGAAGCGGGTCGATTACTACGGCGGATTGACCGGCACACCAGAACAAGGCGTTGCCGTGGACGCATCCGGCAACCTCATCACGATCGACACCAACGGCCTCCGCCGCGCAACAGTGGCTTCACCGACCACGGTTCTCGCGTCCAACCTTGACCCGGTAGGCGATATGAAAACCGCAACCGGCGTGACCGCGCTGAACCACACCAGCGATGGCTGCATCATTGCAGGCGAACTCTGGGTTCCGATCCAAGAATATCCCTTCGTCGGGACCTACAAGGAGTATCTCTGCGTTTTCAACCTGACGACGCTGGCGCTTGATCGCTACTACAACGTCTCTGCCCAGAACCGCGCCGTCGCAGGCATCGCGCAAGACCCGGACACCGGCACGATCTGGGGCGTGGACTACACGGACGGCACCAGCCTGATGCAGTGGGATACGTCCGGAAACTATCTCGGGGCAGTCTCTCTGAGCACGACCGTCCCGCTGATGAACGGCATCACCTTCGTTGACGGTGAGATACTGCTTTCGACGAACAATAACCGCATCACGAAAGTCTCCAAGACCGGGGTGGTCGATGTCGCGCTAGACAATGAATTTGTCAACCCGCAAGGCGGTGATGGCGAGGGCCTGTCCTACGTCCCCAGCACGGGCAAGCTTTACCACATGGACGGCGACGGCGACCTGACCGTCTTGGAAAAGGTGGACGCGCTGGCTGACTTTGGGCGGCTTCACTACCAGACGAGTTGGGAACGCTACCCGATGTCTACCGTATGGTCGGCAGGCCTAACCGTCCATTGGGTCGAATTGACCGGCGACCTCCAGCAAGCTTTCTTCTCCATGTCGAACGGGACCAGCTCCAGCCAACGTGCGACAACTGCTTATCGCACGTCCAGCAACCGTCTGGCGCTGTGGAACAGCACCGACACTTGGCTGGAATCGACCTATGACCCTGCCTACAAGGACACCTTCCGGGTGGCGTCGCAGCACAACGGCACAACGCAGCGGCGGCTGTTCAAAGACGGCGCGCTTGCCGCCACCGACAACACGATTTCCGCGCGGCCATCTGGCACCGGGTCCAACATGGAATTCACGATCAACGGTTCCGACACCGCAGGCAACGAACAAGGCGAGGGCTATTACCAGTATGCCTGGGCGCGCAATGACTACGTTTCCGAAGCTTGGATGAAGGCGGACGGGGAAAACAACATTGCGCCCAGTTCCTTTTACACAATAACGGAGCTTTGATGTGCACAACATCTCAGGATGTCTAGTTTCCGTAGTGGCAGTACGACAGTAATGACTGATCCGCTCACGTTCTTTTCGGGCGCGTTCTTCAAATACTGAGAGAAAGAGAAATGAAATGCTGAAGAGCCAAGGAGCAGATGAACGGCGATGATGAGTAAACCGATAGAATACTGGTTCGTGCTCTTGGGCATGGTCCTCTACATCGCGACACGCGATGCAGAAAGAGAACCCATAGTGAAACGTACTGGAAAAACCTTGGCCAGTGCAGCGCTTGCTGTGGGCCTTTCCGGAGACGCTGCTCGCTGGTTCTCTGTTTCCGAAAACATTGCAACAGTCGGTATCATGGCTTTCGGCATGATCCTTTTGGATGTCGGGACGGCTTTGGTTTCGGACAGGGCCTTCATCAAAGAGCTTATTCAAAACCGGATGGGAGGAACCACCGATGGAAAATCTTAAAGACTCCCTTCGGTACTCGAAGAGATATTTGGTGATCTTGATAATCAGCCTGCTTCTGGCATTTCTCACGCACACGGATCAGAGCCAATCAGATGGGTCTGATCACACTTCCCACATCACAGGGGTTTCCGGGCTATGAAAATGGAACAGATCCGACAAGGGAATGCCGGCTACCTCGTGAATGAGGTGATCCTTCATACCCCCGCCACACCAGGAGATTGGTGGAAGGGAAAGACCTTGAAGGAAATGAGATCGGAGATTGATCTCTGGCATCGCCGGGATCGAGGCTTCAAGATGATCGGCTACCATGTCCTAGTGCACCCCGATGGGAGCTGGATCCAGGGCAGGACCTTCAACCAGATTGGAGCTCATTGCGTCGAACGGAACCGAGGTACGATCGGGATCTGTATGATCAATGTGAAGACGATCACGAAGATGGGCCGGTTCGAAGATTTCTACACGGCCGCGCAGCGTCAAGGAGTGAAAAAGCTCATTGCTAGTTTGCCGGGGATCAAGTGGGTCACCGGCCACAACGACTACGCCAACAAGCTTTGCCCAGGGTTCAAGGTGGAGGATAGGGACTGGCTATGATGCAGTTTTTCAGGCTCCTACCGCTGGGGTTGGTTCTGGTTCTGGTTGGCTATGCTGGATTGATTACGATCCGTGCTCAAGATCTGGCTGATCAGAACAAGAGTCTGACGGAAGATATCAAGAACATCCGCGCCGCAATGGCATTGACGGAACAACTGAGAAAGGCTAATGCGATCCTAGATAAGGATCAGGATGATATCAGGAACGATCTTCGGGATGCTCAGGGCTATTCGGATCTGCTTTCTGCTGATGTCGTTCGTAGCCTTGAGCGCTTGCGGGCAGGATCTCCGGCCCCTTGAAGCCCTACCTGACGAGGTGTTCGAGCCCGAGCCTGAAGCCACTGGTTCCCTGAAGACAGTGGGACAACTGGCTGAAGCTCATGTCTCGAACACTTTCGCCCTGCGCCGAGCCAACAACAAGCTGACCACGATCTGCATGGCGGTCCAGCGGTGCAAAGACGAGGGTCTGAATGTCAACTGAAGTTGGACTGCCTGGCGCAAAGCCACTGACAGAGTGGGCAAAAGAGCCTTCGGTTATGAAGCTGAAGGAGGACTTTGAAGGGTCCAAACAGGCTCATGATTCCCATGTCCAGAAGGTCCTTCATTGGAATAGCCTGCGGGATGTGACTGGCAAGGCTCGCCCGAAGAAAGTCGAAGGCAGATCCAACGTTCAACCGAAGCTGATCCGGCGCCAGGCAGAGTGGCGCTATTCGGCTTTGTCGAGCCCGTTTCTGTCGAGCAAGAAGCTCTTCAAGATTTCGCCGATGACCTTTGAAGACACGGCCAGTGCTGAGCAGAACCAGATCCTCCTCAACTGGCAGTTCCGCACCAAGCTGAACTCGGTCGCTTTCATCAACCAGTATGTTCGCACTGCTGTCGACGAAGGCTCGGTGATTGTGCGGGTTGGTTGGAACCGTGTAACCCGGATGATCAAGAAGATGGTTCCGGTGTTTCAGTATCGGACCATGGATATGCCGGAGCAGGAGCAAGTCCTGCAACAGGCCCTTCAACAGAAAGAGGCTGATCCGAACGGATACCTAAGTCTGCCGGAAGAGCTGCGGGCAGCTGTTGACTACTTCCTGGAAACCGGGATGCCGGTGATCGCCGATATGGTCGGCGAAGAGGAAGTCGACGAGGAAGAGGTGGTGGCAAACCACCCGACTGTCTCGATCATAGATCCGAGCAACTTCTACGTCGATCCGTCCTGCGAAGGTGACCTTTCCAAGGCCAAGTTCGTTGTGATCAGCTTCGAAACCTCGAAGGCTGACTTGATGAAGGACGGCCGCTACAAGAACCTCAATGCGGTCAACTGGTCGGGCAACACCATCCTGGGAACCCCGGATCACAAGACCCAGACGGAGTCCAATTTCAACTTCAACGATGATCTTCGCAAACGAGTCATCGCTTATGAATACTGGGGCTTTTACGACGTCGAGGGTAACGAAAGCCTGAAACCGATCGTAGCCACCTGGATCGGTGACACGATGATCCGGATGGAGGAGAACCCTTTCCCGGACGAGAAGGTTCCTTTCGTCGTTGTACCATACCTGCCGGTGAAACGTTCTCTTCTCGGGGAACCTGATGCCGAGGTGCTGGAAGACAACCAGGCGATACTGGGAGCCGTCACCCGAGGCATGATCGACCTTCTGGCTCGATCGGCTAACTCACAACAAGGCGTGGCCAAGAACTTCCTTGATGTGGTGAACAAGCGTCGGTTCGAGAGAGGCCTCGACTACGAGTTCAACCCTGGTGCAGGGGATCCCCGTCTGGCGATCTACATGCACCAGTATCCGGAGATCCCGAACTCCGCGGTCACGATGATGACTCTGCAGAACCAGGAAGCTGAAGCCCTGACCGGGGTAAAGAGCTTCACTGGTGGCCTCTCCGGGGATGCTTACGGCGATGTGGCGGCCGGCATCAGAGGCATGCTGGACGCAGCCTCAAAGCGGGAAATGGACATCCTACAGCGCCTGGCTCAAGGCGTAGTGGAGATCGGCACCAAGATCGTGGCGATGAACGCCGTCTTCCTCAGCGAGGAAGAAGTCATTCGAGTGACAAACTCGAAATTCATCACCATTCGTCGGGAAGACCTCAAAGGCAATTTTGACCTCGAAGTCGATATTGCTACGGCAGAAGTTGACGAAGCCCGTGCTCAGGATCTGGGCTTTATGCTCCAGACCATCGGTCCCGACATGGATCCCGTCATGCGCCAAATGATCCTGGCTGAAATTGCGGATCTGAAGCGCATGCCAGAGCTGGCACACAAGCTGGAGAACTACCAGCCCCAGCCGGATCCACACATGGAAGCCATCAAGAAGCTCGAGCTCGCTAAGCTTGAAGCTGAAATCGACGAGATCCGGGCTCGAGCTGAAGAACGTCGGGCTGCTGCAAGGAAGCACTCTTCGGACGCAGATATCAAGGACCTCGACTACGTCGAACAGGAAACGGGAACCAAGCACGCTCGGGACATGGACCGGGTGGCTGGTCAGGCTCAGGCCAACCAGGATCTCGAAATCACGAAGGCCCTCACCAAGCCGAAAAAGGAAGGTGAGGCACCTGGCAGCGTTGAGGCTGCTGTCGGGTGGAACGCCCTCTCGGCCGCCAACAACAGGTAAATCCGAGAAACCTATCGAAGCCAGATTTGGCCAGACACACCAGAAAAGAACTGAGGAAACATCGTGTCTCAGCAGAACGACATCGAGCAGATCGAACTCTCCATCGAAGAAGCCCAGAAGATGGTCGAGCGTGCCTCTATGGCTCGCCGGCTTGCCGACAACCCCGATTTCAAGGCCCTCGTGCTTGAAGGCTATTTCGAGAAGGAAGCCGCCCGTCTCGCCAACCTGATCTCGCACCCGAGCCTGGGTGAAAACCACAAGCACGTCTGGAACGATATGATGGGCATCGGCGCCTTCCGCCGCTACCTGTCCACAGCCATTCAAATGGGTGACCTGGCAGAACGTGAAATCGAGGAAGCCCGTGAAACCCTCGACGAGATCCGTGGTGAAGAAGCAGGGGTGCTTGAATGAGCACCACTCTCACCGAAGACCAGCTGGCCAATCTCTCTGATGAAGAGGTGATGGGCTTTGCTGTGGCTCCTCAAGTGGAGTCTGCGGCTGAAGAGCCTGATACAGAAGAGAAGCCTACCGAGCCGGAAAATGAGGGAGAAGCGGCCGATGCTCCTGTTGGTTCGGAGGCTGATGTTCTCGCTGGTGCTGATGACGGTGTTGCCCCGGACGGGGACGCCGGAGGAGAGGTTCCTGCGGGAGCAGGAACCACGACGACAGCCCCGGCCGGAGAAGACAAACCCGAAGCTGATGTCAAGGCAGATGAGCCAGGCAAAAGCGAGGACAAGCCCGAGACAGAGAAGTCCGAAGGAAAGACCGACGTCGATCTGAAGGCCTTCTACGACCGGGTGATGGGACCGATCAAAGCGAACGGGAAAGACATCCAGGTTCAGTCGGTCGATGAAGTTGTTCGCCTCATGCAAATGGGTGCGAACTATACGAAGAAACTTCAGGCTTTGCAGCCGAGTCTCAAGCTGCTAAAGATGCTGGAGAACAATAACCTTCTGGACGAGGGCAAGCTTACTTATCTGATCGATCTGGATAAGAAGAACCCTGCAGCGATCCAGAAGTTCATCAAGGAAAGTGGTGTCGATCCCCTGGAGATCGATACCTCAGTCGAGCCGCGCTACACGCCGGGCAATCACAAGGTCTCTGACGCCGAGATCGCTTTCCAGACCACGCTTGATGAGCTGATGCTCGACCAAGCAGGTCAGGATACCGTTGTCGCCGTCAACCGGACCTGGGACGCCGAGAGCAAGAAGGCGCTCTACACCGATCCGAATCTCCTTCGGCTGATGCATGAGCAAAGGCAGTCTGGAATCTACCAAAAGGTTTCGGACGAGATTGATCGGCGGAAGATGCTTGGTGCACTCCCTGTCGGACAACCGTTCATTCACGCTTACCTTGCCGTCGGCAAGGAGTTGGACGCCCAAGGCCTGCTTACCCCGAAACCGGCAGCTGTGAACCAGCCAAGCCGAGTTCTGGAAACCCGCCCGGCGATCCCGAAGTCCACGGTGAGCAACAACGACAAGGCCAAGGCTGCTTCCCCCACCAGCACGGTGCCCAAGAAGGCCGCCGTCCAGGACTTCAACCCCCTCTCCCTATCGGATGAGGATTTCGAGAAAAACGCAGCCCTCGCGAAGAGGCTGTAAAGAGAAAAGACTGAGGAAAGAGCATGCAGCACTACAACAAGCCTCCGGGCACCCCGTCGGACATCGGTCCGCAGTTTAACACCTTCTTCTACCAGAAGAAGGCCATCATCGACGCCAAGAAGGACATGTACTTCACGCAGCTTGCTGACGTGATTGCCATGCCCAAGCACTACGGCAAGTCGATCAAGGTGTACCAGTACATTCCGCTGCTCGACAGCCGGAACGTCTCGGACCAGGGCCTCGATGCTTCGGGCGCCACGATCCTGGCGACCAACTGGTTCGTCTCCTTCCCGCGGACTGTGATGGCGATTGCCAACGCCACCAAAGCCACTGCGGTTACCGCCATCAACGCCAACGTGGGTTCGACGCTTGTCGCCACGGCCGGCGCTGACAACTCCGGTGGTGCGGGTCTTGCGACCATCACCCTGGTGGGTGGCACTTCGGCCCGCTACGCTTCGGCTGTCGAGAAAGATGCCGTTCTGGCTCTGAATCTCGGTGCCGTTGCGAAGCCTGGCCACGCGAACCTCTACGGCTCGTCCAAGGACGTCGGCACGATCACCTCGCGTCTCCCGCTTCTGACCGAAGACGGTGGTCGTGTGAACCGTGTTGGCTTCACCCGTGTCGAGCGCACTGGCTCGATCGCGAAGTTCGGTCTCTTCACCGAGTTCACCCAGGAATCCTTCGATTTCGACACGGACGAAATGCTCTACGAGCACCTGTCGCGCGAGATGGTTCAGGGTGCAACCCAGCTGACTGAAGCCGTGCTGCAGATCGATCTGCTGCAGGGTGCTGGTGTGACGGTCTATGCCGGCGCTGCCACCTCGAACGCTACCGTGACCGGTGAAGGCACGATCTCGGAAGTCGACTACGATGACCTGGCCCGTCTGGCCACCATCCTGAACGACAACCGGACGCCGAAGCAGACCAAGGTCATCACCGGTTCCCGCATGATCGACACCAAGACGATCAACTCGGGTCGCGTGATGTACATCGGCTCGGAGCTCGAGTCGACCGTCAAGCGCATGAAGGACTACCACAACAACCCGGCGTTCATTCCGGTGCACCAGTATGCTGATGCCACCACGATCATGAACGGCGAGATCGGGACCGTCGACCAGTTCCGCATCATCGTGGTTCCCGAGATGCTGCACTGGGCCGGTGCTGGTGCCGAAGTCGGAACCAACGCGGGCTACTACGCCGAAAACGATCGCTACTCGGTGTTCCCGATGCTCGTCGTCGGTGCCGAGAGCTTCACCACCATCGGTTTCCAGACCGACGGCAAGACCACGAAGTTCAAGATCATCACCAAGATGCCTGGTGAAGCCACGGCTGACCGTGACGATCCGTTCGGCGAGAAGGGCTTCAGCTCGATCAAGTGGTACTACGGCACCCTGATCATGCGCCCGGAACGCCTGGCCACGATCCGCACCGTCGCTCGTATGTGAGCCTGATGCGACCTGGGAGGGGGGGATACATTCCCCCCTCCTACCTACCCTTGAAACCTAGAGCAGAAGAAGCAGGAACTCGATGAGCGAGCAAATCCAAGACCCGAACACCGAAACGGAATCGAACCCCACTGAAGAGCTGGCTGTGCTGAAAGAACGAGCCAAGATGCTCGGCATCAGCCATGGCAACAACATTGGTCTCGAGAGCCTTCGCAAGAAGGTCAATGACAAGCTGAATGGTGTCAGCGAAACGGAAACCGAAGATCCAACTTCTGTCGGGCCAATCCGTGAGAAGACCAAAGCCGAGAAAGAACAGGAGCTTCGCACGCACCTGATCAAGGAAAGCATGGCTCTGGTTCGGTGCAAGATCTACAACCTGAACCCTGACAAACGGGATCTCAAGGGCGAGATCATCACCGTCGCCAACAAGTACATCGGCAAGGTGCAGAAGTTCATTCCCTTCGGCGAAGAGACCGACAACGGCTACCACATCCCGAAGGTGCTGTATGACGATCTGATCCAACGCCAGTACCAGGATATCCGGTCGAAAGAAAAGAACGGCAAGGTGGAAATCATCCGCCGTATGGCTCCGGAATACAACATCGTGGTTCTGGATCCGCTGACGCCGGAAGAGCTCGCCGAGCTGGCTCTGAAGCAGGCCGCGGCCGAACGAGTGGGAGTGTAACCCATGCCGCCGCTGCCCGCAGAAACAGTCGCCCAGAACATGATGTCGACCTTGGGGGTGGATATCACCATCCCCACGGTTGATCTGGGCGGCGAAGAGTTCAACATTCCGCCTGAGACCGGCAACCCGCTTTACGACAACATTGCGGCATTGACGATCGATGAGCTGACCACGGGCTCTGTTGGGGGCAGCGGCACTTTTGACAAGGTGATGTCCTCGATCAAGGAACACCTTGCCGAGCAGTTCCAGAAGAACCGCATCTCGGGTGACCAATACACCAAGGCCTACATCGAGATGACGACGGCGGCCTTGTCGACCGGTCTGCAGTTCTTGCTGCAGAAGGACCAGTCGAAGTGGTCAGCCGTCTTGGTTCAGCTCCAGGCACGGAAAGCCGAGATTGAGGCTGTCACGGCTCGTCTGGCTCTGGAGACGGCCAAGGCCCAGTTGGTGGCTGCACAGTCTCAGGCGGAGATCCTGGAGGCGCAGTATGTGCTGATCCAGCTGCAGGTGGCCAACGAGGTCGCCAAATACGAAACCACCTATGCCCAGAAGGCGCTGGTCGAAGAGCAGCTGGAAGGTGTCCGGGCACAGACCAGGGATACTTTGAGCGATGGAACCACACCGGTCAACGGCATGGTGAAAAAGCAAAAAGACCTGATCACGCAACAGATCGACAGCTACATCAAGGACGCCAAATACAAAGGCGTGAAGCTTCTGAGCGACAGCTGGATTGCCCAGAAGACGATCGACGAGGGTCTGACGGCACCTACGGTCTTCACGAACACGAAGATCCAGGAAGGTGTGAACGAGGTGCTCACGGACCTTGGCGTTCTGGCGCCGTAATACAGGAGAGTAGGGGAGCCAATGGCTCCCCAAACACCATGAGCCTCTTCAGTGACAAGAAAGTGGTCTACGTCTCCTCGGTCGCCTACAACATGGCAGGGCCTGTAGCAGACCGAGTTAGTGTCCTGAAATCTACCGTTTCTCGGCATGTGCTTTTGAACGAGAAAAAAATTGGTCTTGGTGAGCGGATTGTCGACACCCAGCTCAATGGCCCCACGATGGATCAACGTGCTTGGTTCAGGTGGACCAAGAACCACTACGATCAGGGCAAGGTGGCAGGGCGCCTCGGAGTGGAGGCGGATGTCGACGAAAGCGTCGTCGAACCTTACCTGCCCACCGAAGCCGGCTTCTACCTGGTAATTGACCAGGCCAAAGTCCTGTCTGCAGATATCGAGATCTGGGCACAACAGCACATCATGCTGACGACCCCGTCCGACCTGAATACGGCCTGGGTGGTGGATTACGTTTCGAGCACGAACTCGATGGTAATCACCTATGAGGATCTGTCGACCGAAACGGTAGTGGCTACGGGGTATGTGAGGAACGCGAACTACATCGTCTGCTACTACCGAAAGGTGGCAGACGGGGATGACCCTGAAGATGGGATGCCGCGGATCTTCCTGTACCGGGTTGGATCAGGAAACTCGGTTTTGGATGTCCTCTATGTTGGGGGGACAGACGAGGAAACCTTTTTTCCGTTCATCCCATTGAGGATCAACAACAAACCGATCGATCATGCAGATTTTGCAGACGATTACGACACGATCTCTCGAGCCTACAAAAAGGTGATGGGAGAGTCGATTTCGACCATACTCGGGGAGATCGAAGATAACCCCAACGTGGATGACATCGACTTCGCTAGCGTCATGTTTGGGGTTGAGATAACCACACAAGAGAAGTGTGGTCTTCGCTACCTTTACGAATTCTTCAAGACCCTGGCAGACACCCAGAGCTACTCCCCAGCGTCGTTCAAGACCTGGTGCGGTGGTTCGTTGCCCCACGAAACGGGGACTACGTTTGACCTGACGTTTCGAGCCGAGCCTCCAAACTCTGAACTGAGGATCACCGGGGACAACGCTTTCATCGATCATGACATCCGGATCAACTGGGTCACGATTGACGAAACGCTCTACAGTGGGGTGGGAAAAGTCGGGGCGAAGAAGGGAGACCTTTGGTTCGTGGATCGGCCGGCGATCAACGTTCAAAGTGGAGTTGTCCCAGGCGATACCAGCATCTTCAACTATTTCAAAAACCCCTATGAAATCCCGCATTCGAGGCTGTTTTGGCAAACAGATTCAAACACCTACAAGGTGTTGGACTTGTATGGGATGGTTCATAGGAACTACGTTTACAGGGCACAGGCAGTTTATCTGTCGACGTCTGATGCCCTGAGTGGGGATGACGAAGAAGGTTTCATTGTCCCATTGCACTACCCGACCTTGAGAAAGCTGCCGCTGATCCAAGCCAACCAGCTGGCTCTGTCGAACAGGCATGTGGTTTTCAACTGCTACAAGGTGGTGAAAGTTCGGTGGTACGAGCGGGGGATCTTCAAGATCCTCTTGTCGATCCTGATCTCGATTGCGATCTCATTCATCTTCCCAGGCGCTTCAGGGCTCTTTGGAACGGCCTTGAACGTGGGGACCTCGGCCGGCCTCTCTGGAGTGACTGCAATCATCCTGGGAGCCACGTTGAATGCTCTGGGGGCGATCGGCCTGATGATGTCGATTGAAGGCCTTTCGACTGGCATCTTCGGGGAGGAGTTGGGAGCTGTTGTGGCAGCGATTTTCAGCTTCCTGGCGTTCCAGGCGTTTGCCAACTTCACGGCAGGTATGGGCTTCACGATCGACTGGGGATCGATGATGCGGATCGACAACCTGATGACACTTATGAACACTGCCGTCGATACAGTGTCTAAATGGCTCAACGCGGAAATCGGCCAGATCCAGATTGCTTTGGGTGAGGCTGGAGAGAAATACAAAGACGATCTCGAGGAGCTGAACAAAAAAGCTCTGGAGCTTCTTGGGGCTGGCGGTGGAGCCATTGATCCGCTAATGTTCACACAAGCGCAAAGTCGGTTCTACCCCGCGGAATCTCGTGATGCGTTTCTCAAGCGAACTCTGATGACCGGTTCGGATCTGATTGATCTGAGCATAGCGATGATCGAAGATTTCGCAGATCTCAACCTGATGCTCGAGAACAAGATTGCGTAGGAGTAGAAAATGTATCCAAACCTGACTTTTGGGCAGATGGCTCCTGGAGGAGCTGCGGCCTATAACATCGGTTCGGAGATCGGGCAGTTCGGGAATGGGGTAGTCGCTCCTCCCGTTGCTCCGACTCCTGGGCCTGGCATGACCTACGGTGCACCAATGTCGGCAGGTGCTCCTTCCAGCTATATGCCTCCTACGGCGCCCGGAGCAACTCCGGCAGCTGGTGCTACAGCTACACCGGGTGGTGGCTTCGGTAATATGCTGAGCAACTTCGGAACGATCGCTGAAGGTCTTTCGGGTTTGGGTCAGCTTTACATCGGCCTGAAGAGCCTGGGTCTCGCCAAGGATCAGCTGGCCTTCTCGAAAGAAGCCTATCGGACGAACCTAACCAACCAGACCCAATCCTACAACACGGCTCTCCGTGACCGGATCAACGCTCGGGCTGTGACTGAGGGTCGTGAGGCTGGTTACGCTGACCAATACATGGCTGAAAACCAACTCAACATGCCCGCGTCTCGCGGAAGAGGAAGGGGCTAAGCATGGCCGGTCGTCTCACATGGCAGAACGTTGATGCGCCTGATGTCGGCCGTGCTGCGGACATCCTGAACGCTGCGGCGACCCAAATCGGTAATGGTGGGACAGGGATCGCCAGTGCGTTCCGGAATGCCCGTCAAGACCAGATGGACCGTCGCTCTGCAGCGGCTCTTCCCATTTTGGCGGGGATCCAAGGCTCCGGAGATGTTGCCGGCGCCTTGTCTCAGATCGGGTCGGTGTTGCGTCCGGAAGACATGAACGCTGAAACTCGTGAAGCCTATTTGGGTCTCATGGGCAAGGGTATGGGCTTCGATACTACCCGGATCAACAATAACGCCACCCGCAATGCGGACGGCCGGGCTCAAACTGATTTTGGTCGCAGGATTGCTCGTGAAGATCAGGAAGCGGCTTTGGTGGGAGATCTGTTGGCCGCCAAAGAAGGAGGCTACCGTGCTTCGCTGATCGGCACGGAAAGCGGTGGAAACTTTGGAGCCAGAAACAACGAAGTTGGTTCTGGTGGGAAGCGTGGTCATGTGGGTCGAGTCCAATTTGGCCAAGACCGGTTTGCAGATGCGGTCAATGCAGGGGTGATCCCTGCCGGCATGACCTTCGACCAGTTTGGATCCGATACGCCTGAAGGGCGTGCTGCCCAACTTGCGGCGGAAGACTGGCACTTCGCGGACCTCGAGAACAAGCTTGCACCCTATGTGGGGGCTGTCGTGAATGGTCAGACCCTGGACATGGGTGCGCTCGTCGCCATGGGTCACCTTGGTGGTGCTGGTGGAGCCATACGGTATGTTGAAAGTGGGGGCCAGTATAACCCTGCTGACAGCTTTGGAACGAGCCTGTCTGACTACGCTGCAAAGCATGGTGGGAAGGGTCTGGGAAGAACTGGTGTTGCCGATCTGGTTCCCGAGAACAACCTTCTCGGCATGGACTTCTGGGATCCCCAGTCCGACGATGCTCGGGCGCAAGAGCAAGAAGGCTACAACGTTGGTCGAGCCCGTGAGGCGGACTACGAGGCAGACGTTCAGAAGGCTGTCGCTCAGGCAGGTTTGGATCTGGCTCGTGAAGCTGCCAAGGGTGCTGACCTTCCCGAAGATGTGGCTGGTCTCATCAATCAGTCAGATGCTTCGGATGATGTGAAAGCTGCGGCGGTTCTGGCGGCACAGAACGATCCTGCGGTACAGAATGCCTTTGCGACAACCTACGATCCGCTGAAAGCCAGTGCCATTCCAGGTATGGCTGATGCCTCGCGCAGCCTGGATCAGCTGGACATGGTGGTGGCTGACACTACCAAGAACAACCCTACCATTCGGATCCAATCGACGGCCGATGACTACGGCACCGATCCGGCTGTGAAGCTGGCTGAGAACCTGGGAAACACGACCGAAGATGGTAAAGGTTGGGCTACGGATGCCATCAATACGGTGGTGCGCCAAGCCAAAGAAGAAGGGATCACCATTTCTCCTGGTGAAGCTGCAGCTGTGCTCTATGAGAGTGCGGAATACGCTGGCTGGGTGAGTGGAGTTCTGCCGGGTGGTGAGAAGTGGGGGAACACCTACGTCAACACCGACACGGCAATGGAGCTGGTAAAGTCCTACTTGACGCCGGAGCAGAAGCGAAACGGCTCTGAGAAGCTGTCGGAGATCAACGAAGCCAAGGCGGCTGCGGAAAGCCTTCGCACCGATCTGGCCAAGGTGAACCAGGCTCAGGCTCGTGCACTTGATCGCGGTGATGAAGAAGCTGCGGCGAAGTGGGAAGCCAAGGCTGCGAAGCTGGTGGAAGCCGCTCTGACAGTGGAGCGCGGATACAGTTTCGGAAAGAAGGATGAGCCGGCAAAGTCAGACAAGGGCGAAAAGCCCAACACGACTTCGACCCAACCCACAACCCAACCAACCACGGCTGCACCGGGCGGTCCGGAAACGGCCATTCGTCAAGCTGCGATGAAGGTGGTGGACGACGCTCTCCAAGTGGCTACTGAAGGTGGTATCGATCTGGCCGGACTGTCGAAAGCATCGCCGGAAACGCAGGTGCGAATTCTGACAACGGCTGTAGATACCTTGAAAGAGCAGGGTGGATCGCCGGAACAGATCAGGGCGCTTGAAATGCTTCTTGAGCAAGCTGTTCGGGCAGATGCTGAATATGCGAATAGGCCCTAGATCAAACTGATCTTTGTGTGATATCCCTCCGATAGTCTGGGGAAACCTTGATAGGTTTCCCCGCATTATCTGAGGAAAAATATGGCTGATCCGCGGCTCTCCCCGACATCCTTCTTCCCGGTTGCGATCGAGGAGTTCGGAAAGCCGAAGATGTCAGACCAGCTGGCGAGCTTTGGTTCGCCTGTGGCAACTCCTCCCACCAAGAGTGAAGAGAAGAAAGCTGCGGTGACGGCGGCCAGCGAAGCCAAGAAGCTGGTGATGGCAGATGATGCCACCCTTCGGACTTATGCCGCAGCTCAGCGCAATGGCAACCGTCTGGCCGACAACGAAATGCTACAGGATCTCCGGACGCTTCCCTACGGTGAAGTGGTTCTGAAATACGGATCTGAAGTGGCAAGGAACCGTGGCCGGCTGCTTGATGCTGAACGTGATTTCGGCATGGATCTGGCACAGACCCGTTCGGACAACGAGGTGATCGGAGACACGGCTCTGGCCGTTGGACAAGGCGCCTGGAACCTGGCAGGCTCGATCGCTGCTCTGGGCACAGGAGTGATCAACGATCGGGCTGGTGCGGCTGTATCCGGGCTGGTCGACAAGGGAAGCGAATGGATCGAAGAACAAAAGTCTCCGACTTTCCAGCGGTTCTCGGAAGCCAACCAGCTCATGGGCAGTCTGGATCAGGCTGACAACCAGGCTGAATACGACGAGGCTGTGGCAGCAGGTGCTTCCCCGGCTTGGGAGACGGCAAAGCTCTGGGGCAAGAGTGCCGGTGATGCAGTGTCCCGTGTGGCTTCGGATCCCGCTCTGGCAGGCGACTTTGTGGCACAGAACATTGGTTCTTTGGTTCCGTCTGCGGGCCTTGCCAAGGTAGCACAGGGTGTCAGCAAAGGCACAAAACTGGCCAAGGTCGCTGTGCCGGCTGCTGTGGCTCTGGGAGAGTCGGGAGCTGCTTATGTAGGTGCCACGAACCGGGTCATGGAGATGAGCCCGGAACAGCTTTATGCAGGTTCTGAAGATTACCGTCGTCTAATCGACAGTGGCATGAGCCACGAAGAAGCTTCTATCGAGATTGCTACTGACGCCGGGATGATGGCGGCTGTGGTGCAGGCGCCTCTGGCGGCCGCTGCAGGTAAGGTGGTGGAGCGTTTTGAAGTCTCGCCTACCTCGGTTGGATCCTTCAAGGAAGGTCTGGCTGACATCGGCAAGCAGGTGCTCGAAGAAGGATTCCAGGAAGGCACTGGGACGTTCAACCAGAACCTCGGGATCCAGACCTTCGCCAATGACGAGCAAGAGCTCTCTGAAGGCGTGGCTGAAGGGGCTGCGCTGGGTGCGTTTGGAGGCGCTGGTGTCACCGCTGCAGTGAAGGCTCCGGGCCTTGCCAGAGAGGCTCTGGTGGGGACGGCAAAGGCAACCGGCAATGCAGTGGTCGGTGCTGTGAACAGCCGAGTGGAAGCGCTAAATGCAAAGCGTGATGCAGCTTCCCCGGTGGGCAAAGCCGCGGTTACTCAAGCGGCTGAAACCGCTCAGACCTCGATGACGGAACTGCGCGAAAAGATCGCAACACCTGTCGTTTCTGAGGGTGCTACAGAAGCGAAACCTACTCCGGCTCCGGTTGCCGATTTCGTGACCCAACTGGGTCGGGCACTGGACCTCGGACAGGACGAGATCGACCAGACCCCGGAAAGCGTTCGTAAGATGTTCGCTCCGGGTGACGAGCGTCTGGCTGAAGGAGCTTCGGCGCCTCGAGTGCTGGCAACAGATGCGGTTCTGAAAGCAGTGACCAGTGGATCGATCGATCCCCAGACCCGCAAGGATGCCATTCTCTGGCTCAACGACCAGGCAGCGCTCTACGAGGCTGTGAAGGATGCTGACCTGGCCCAGCTGCCGGCAGAATACCGGATGGAAATCGAACAGATGCGGGAGCAGCTGGATACGATCCAGAGCAGCCCGATCTTCAAACGTGCGATGGAGATCGCCCCGACGCTGACCCAGGATGATCTGGGTGTCCTGCCCGAGATCACGGACGAGAACGCTGGCAGCCCGGAAGTGCAGGCTGCCGTCGGCAAGGTGGTTCAGCTGGCTTATACCAACCCGACCGGGGTGGATCCGACCTATGTCCGCAAGATCCTGAACCAGGCAACCAGTGGGCGTCTCCAGCTCGAGGAGTCGACGAGGCTCCGTCTGGAAGCAGCCGCACAGATTTCGGAACTCTACTTCGACCTTGATGAGACGAAGCTCCAGCTGACGCGGGATCTGCAGGTGGAAGAGGGTCGTGCTTCCGTTGGCTCCGTGCGGAACATGGTGCTGTCGGCCGGCAAGCAGAACGACCTGAACCAGTATGGTCTCAAGGACCATGTGGGAAAGATCCTTTCGGCTGCACGAGCAGGAAACAAGGCCAAGGCCCAGAGCCTGATGGACAACCTGCGGAACTTCGCCGAGCATATGCAGAACAAGGTGTCGGCCGCTAACGAGTCCCTGACGAAACGTCCGGGGCAAAACAACAAGGTGAGCTACCGCACCTGGGATGGTGGTCGCTGGATCGAGAGCACCGATGAAGGGGCAGGAAGCCTTTACGTCAACGCCGGGTCGAAGAACTCGCTGATCACTGGTAAGGCCATCGTGAACGATGCCCAGACCGTGGCTGATATCTACGAGACCCTGGCTCGCAGCCTGAGCTCTGTGGTTCAGGCAGGTGCGATCCAGCGTGTGGCAGCAGATGGTCGGATCTCCAACCAGACCGCGGTAGCAACCGAGACTGTATCGGAGCCCGAACCCACACAAGAACCGGCACCGGTTCGACCCACCCGTCCGACCAAGAACCCAGATGCAGCACCGACCCCCCGGCCACAAGCCGAGGCAGAGCCCGTGATCGAAAAGGCGCTGGAAGAAGGCACGGATACCCTCGAGATCGATGGTGTGTCCTATGTGCGCCGGCCGATGTCCACGGCCGAAGAGGCGGCTGTGAACGGTCTCATCAAGACCATCATCGAAGCCTCGTTCGACTTTAGCAACTGGGCCACAGATGTGGTCATGGGATGGCGAAGCTTCAGCGGTGAGGGCGAAGCCCTTGGTTCGATGAATGTCGAGAACCGCCTGATTTCCCTGCATGAAAACGTCATCAAGCGGATCATGAACGGGACCGAGACCCAGCAGGATCGGCATACGATCATGCATGAGCTGGCTCACCTTCTCGACGTGGATCTTTACGATCTCGAGTATGGTGGCAATGCTGGCCTCTCGCACACTCAAAAGTGGTATAACCCTCGCACTCCGGTAGGAAAGGAAATCGCTGACCTCATCCAGAACACCAAGCATGTCCTGCACAAGTTCCTGAAGAACTATGCGTTGACCTATGAAGGACAGGAAAGGGACGAGGAGATCTTCGCAGATCTTCTGGCTCTCTACCTGAAGAACCCTGAGAAACTCGCGGAGATTGTCCCAAATGTCAGCACCTACTTCGCCGAAAAGCTCCTCGAAAACTACGGAGTCGGAGTCCGAGAAGCCGAAGTCACCTCCGACACCCCGAGTGGAGAAGTCGGACAAGGAACCTCTGGGCAAGGAGCTCCCCTGGTAAATGGACAGGTTCTTGAAGCGGCAGCTGAAGAAGCGCAAGCGGCTCCTCAAGAAGAAGCGCGAGAAGATCGCGGAAGCTCTGAAGGAAACGACGAGGCGCGTGACGAGGCGGATCAGGAAGAAGCAGGAGCGAGTGTCGAGGAAGATGTTGGAACGGAGCCTGCGGCTGATGCAGGATCTGAGGGATCTGGAAGAGTTCGAGGAAACCCTTTTACCAACCTCGTGAAATCGGCCAAAGGTGTGGCCCGGTTCGTCCGGGCCTACACGATCGACACGACGAAGTCGGAGCTCATTACATCTGGCAGCCCTATCGAGACGGTTCTAGATGTCCTGCGCCGGCCGGAAGAGTTGAAGGTTGATTACGATCTGACCGAAGACCAGAAGGAAGCCTTCCAGGACCTCCTCGAGAAAGAGGTTCGTGCCTTGGTTCAGGGCATGAACGACAAGCTCATGGAGCGCCAACAGACCCTGAAGGCAGTGAAGAAGCCGGGAGAGGAAAAGGCAGAGATCCTGAGCCCGCTTGAAGCCCTGGCCTATGGCGAAAAGGACTTCACCAAGATCGACACGGCTCGAAGCCTGAACCTGGTGGACGAGAACACTGGGGAATTCGATCCGACCCTTCTGCAGACTGCGGCTCTGGCTGCTCTGCATTGGGTCATGCACGCCAACCCAGCCAAGCTTCCCGATGCGGAAGACGTCGCCAAGATGTTCGGCGTACCTGAGAGTGCTGTGACCCACGAGATGATGCAGGCCAGCCGGAATGCTGTCTCTGGCTCGCTGGCAGTGGAGAGCCTGGCTCGGGAGATCATGGAGTTCTGGGGCGCCCAGATCAACGGGGATGCCCCGATGACGGACAGCCTCGGCATTGCTCAAGGTCTGGCTTCGGATCTCCTTTCGCTGATGCGGGACAAGCTGACCGAAGAAAGCCCGATCGAGATCGAGCGTGAAGGCAAGACCGTGACGGCGATTGCGATCAAGACCTCGCACCCGAACACGGACGAGCGTCTGAAGAAGCTCACCTATGCCCGGTCATTCCTGAAGGAAAACTTCCTCGAGCAGGATGAGAAACCTTACTACTTCGACGAGCCGCCCGCCAAAGTGCGGGCCAAGCAAAAACGCAACATGATCGGTCGTCTGGGAGCCAAGATGCAGAAAGCTCTGCGTCGGCACCAGGAACAGAAGTTCTACCGCAACACCCCCTTTGTGAACCTGATGCAGGGCATTGGTCAGGACGCATGGATGGACCTGATGGGATTCCAGAAGGTAATCCCCGACCTGATGAACACCGAGCACCGGCTGTCGGTCGAAGGCCGGAACACCCAGCTGCAGAAGAGCTGGGAGGGTGTGGTGGCACACAACATCCGTCTCGAGGCTCATGCGGCAAAGGCCGGCAAGAACCCTGACGAGGTGGTGACCCATTTCGACGTCTATGCGGTATCGAACGAGCGGATCCACCAGGACGGCTTCAACCCGCAAGCCAACAAGACAATGCGGGAAGCTTGGGCTTCGACGGAGTCGGTTCTCGATCTCGACAACACGGAGCACCGTCATCTCTTCTGGCTCACCGTCGCCCAGTCCTCCGGGCTGGTGAAGACCGAGTTGGTCTACGAAGAGCCGGGACAAGCTGATCCGGCCTACAAGCACGCCAAGACCGCGGCTGACACCGAAGCTGCTTTCATGACGAAATACAGCGGTGCTGTCGATGCTCTAGTGGAGTTCGTCCGCACGGGCACCATGACCCCGGAACAGGGTCAGGCTTTTGCAGCAGAGGTGAAGAAGGCCGGTGGCGGCAATGAGAAACTGATCCACTCGCTTCTGGCTGTGGCTCAATACCAGGCTGCGATGGGATCCAACGAAGCTGGAGCCCGGTCGAACTTCCGGCACTTCCTGTCGCTCGAAGCCGACGGCAAGACTGATGGTCCGATGGCTGCCTTGGTGAACCACTCGAAGGGGAAATTCACGGTTGCCGAATTGAAGAACTTTGCCCGTGGCGGGTTCTTCCTGGGTCGCCGGGATCGCACCTTGAACGACCAGTTCCAGAACAACAAGGCGGACAAGGACCTCTACAACATCGCCGCCATGGGGGCCGAAGTGTTCCTCAAGGCCAAGATCGGCGAGATGAAGGCAAAGGGTGGGGAGCAGCACGCTGACGCCATGCTGCGGTTCCTCAATGCCTTCTCTGGGGACTTCTCCTACAATGAGGCGACTGGTGAGCTGACGATCAAGCGGGGCCTTCTGAAGAACCCTCTGACCGTGACCGTCTATGGTTCAGGTGCGAATGGTATCGCCGACAAGGTGGCCGGAGCCCTCTTGGAAGCCTTCTACGAACGCCTCACCGAGCTTGAGATGAAGCGGGCAGAGACCGGTAACCAGAACCTTGGTCTGGAGGATCTGCCGGGCATGGCAGGATACGGCACGGTGATCCAGGATCTGATGGTGCTGGCCTCGAGCCGTGTGCTCTACAACAAGAAGGAAGACCGGTTCTACACGACCGACAAGACGTCGAAAGGCAAGAAGGCGCCTTTGAAGCTGCGTCGGCCAAAGGACTTCGTCCTTGATGCGGCAAACCGGGAGATGTTCTCTCACAACCTGCGCCAAATCCTGATCAACCCGATGCGGTCTGGGATCGGGCAGGTGATGGCCAACCCGCTGGAAGTGAACGCTGTCTTGCAGCGGGCTACCCAGATCCAGTCGCAGACGATGATCGCCCACTTCCGGCAAGCCGTGCGGGAGCTGCGGGATAGTCAGTGGGCTTCAGGTAAGCTGGAGAAGGGCGAGTTCCTGAGCCAGGATGACTACAACGAGGTCTACCGCAGAATGTCCCGCTTCGGGGCTGTGATCGAACCGGCTGACTCGAACGAGAACCACCTGAACCTGTCGGGTTCGGAAAGTGTCAAATCCTCCTACAGCTTCACCCGGAGCCTGGATGGCAAATATGGGGAAAGCACAAGACTTCCCGAACCAACCGATGCGGGTGTGGCTGCAGCAGCCATGATGACGATCTCTCGTGGTGACGCGATGATGATGGTCAACTACTTCCTGTCAGAAGACCCGGATCTCCGTGTGCTGGCCGTCTTCGACGGTCTCGAAATGCCGGCCGATGGGATCACCACGATCTCGCAGAAGATCAACAAGGCTGTCGCCGATGCCTGGATGAACGACAACGGGCCGAAGGACCTGGCTGATAGCTTTGCGGACTTTACCCGCCAAGGGAAGAGCGGACCCTTCGCGGACATCAAGGATTCGGCTGCTCTCATGGAGATCGCCAAGACGATGGGTCTGGAAGAGGTGGCTCCCGATGGTCTGGTCAAGGCCATGACTCAGGTGGCAAGCCAGCTCAGTGGTGAGCTGAACCAGATCGCTCGGGAAGTGCAGGCCCGAAAGAACGTGATGAAGTCGATCGAGTTTTCGATGGACCACATGGCGTCTGGTCGGGCACCACACAACAACGACGGCGAAGTCTTCGATGCGGATCCGGGTGACCCGAACTACGACACCAAGCTCGTCGACTGGCTGAACTTCCGTTATGAAGAAGAGCTCAGGAAGCTCACCGACAAGCGGCAGGATGAGCTGGCTCAACCGAGTGTGGAACCGGCTTCGGATGGGTTTGCCCAGAAGGTTAAGCGGTTTGGGGTTGAGATGGGGTATAGGCCTATCACCCGCATGACTGCGAAGGCGATGGCCAAAATGATGCAGTCAGAAGGGGTGACGAAAGAAGCCCGTGACGTCATGGCGATGATCCAGAAGACGCTGCCAGACTTCACCTTTCTCTTTGGCTCCAGCGAAGAGCTGACCGCCTACAGAAACGAAACCTATCCCGACATGATCGGGACAGCGGCGATAGACAAAGGCCAAACCGACATCAACAACCGGGTGGTCTACATCGCCAACATGGCAGGGGAAACCGTCCTGCACGAAGCTTTGCACACGGCCACCCTCGAAGTGGTCTACCAGGGCTATGCTGATCCTTCGAGCCTTGATGAGGTGCAGCAGGCTGCGATCCAGAACCTCGAAGCCATGATGAACCAGTTCCTGGACATGGACTTCAGCCGGACCTTGCGTCGGGATCTCGAGCAGGAAGACGGGGCGGTTCTGAACGTGGCACAGGTCGTGCAGCGCCAGATCGCAGATGCCCTGATGCAGGGTGATGCTCTGGGCAAGGCCATTGCCCTTAACGAGTTCATGGCCTGGACCCTGTCGAACCAGAACCTGATCGAAGTGATGCGGAAGACGAAGGTCCGGACTCCTCTGCGTCAGTTGGTCTTCAAGGCTACCGCCTGGATCCGGAAGCTTTTGGGTCTGCCGGCCACCCAGAAGATCGACATGTTCTCGAACATCCTTCTGAACACGGGAGCTGTGTTGAATGGGGATACCCGAGTGCAGCTTCCGGCTGGCTCAGTGATGAACCAGACCACAGGAGCTCCGGTAGATCTCAGGATCCAAGCCCTGATGGAGCGGTTCGAGACCAAGGTCAAAAGCCACTTTGATCCGATGAGCGTGGCGACCAAACCGGGTGAAGAGATCACGGTTCGAGCCAATGCAGACCAGTCGGTCAACTTCTTCATCGGCTACGGGTTCGACATGGACCCACAGCAGAAGTCTGCTTTTCGTCAGATCCAGGTAGCCTTGGCCTCGTCGATGAAGATGGACAACCGGGCTCTGGTGCAGGCCCAGCGGATATACAGCCATGTGACCAAGCAGCTAACGCCGAAGGACTTTGAAGGTTATCCGGATGGGGCTTTGAGGGCTCAGTCCCGGTTTGACATGCTTTTGGGGAAATACGGATATGAGACCGACCCTGAAGGGCGGTCGAACCTTCTCGCATCCTTCCTGGCTTTGAGCCAAGTGGATCCTGAGTTCCGTAAGGTTCTGGATCGTATCGAGCTGCCGAAAGATCGTCAGGTCTCGTTTGGGAGCATGGACGAGTTCCTGACATCGGTGGCCAACTCTGGCCTCGATACTCTGGCAACGGCGGCCAGTGGGTCTGGTCTTGGATCCAGGAGCACGAAAGATGCCCTGGACCGGCTGTCTTTGGTTCTCTCGGAAATTGACAAGGACGACAGGCTCTGGATCGAGAAGCAGACCCAGGGCTTCGCAGACAAGCTGGATGCCAAGTCGGCAGAGTTCCTCTCCAAGGCAGGTGAGCGCCTCGGACAATGGGCAGACAACGAGGCACAGAAAAGCCTCGGCCAACAACGCAACGCCATCAAGACCAGCATCCGTAACGGTGCTGCGATCGTGGCAGCCCTAATCGATAACAACCGCGGCAAAGCCATGGGCAGCGCTCTGGTGAGCATGGGCAATCAGGCTCAGAAGGTTCCGACGGCTCTGGTAGAGTTGATGAATGAAGTCATCGGCATCACCGACGAGAACCGTGGTGTCTTGGGTCTGGTGAACAAGGTGAAAGCCGCGGTCTCTGCCATGCGCCAGGACTACCGGGAAGAAGTTCCCCGACTGATCGCTGAGAAATTCACCAGAGAGCTGAGCTCGGAAGAGTGGTCGTCCTTGCATCTGGTTTGGGGCAAGACTGATGCGGGTTCTCTGCGGGCGTATTACTCCGGCGCCGACGTGCGAAAGCTCGTCACTGACAAGGCCTATCTGGCTCAGGAGATCCAGCAGCGGGAAGACGAGCTGAAGGCCTCTCACCGGTCGCATGCCGCCTTTTTCCGCAAGGCCAAGGAGCTGGCGAAGTTCATGGTCAACGGAGAGGTGACCAACAACAACCTTCTGCGAAACGCCAATGCCATTGCAGCCCTGATGGGCGAGAACGGCAAAGGCACGGATGATGCGGCCGTCATCGAGCTGATCGACATCCTGACCACCCTCTACGCGCTGGAGAATGTGGGGCAGGACGACATCAACCGGGTTGCTCTTCTGGCTGATACCGAAGCTGAAGGTATCGATTTCCTGACAGGCTACCTCTGGGCCACAGCCCAGGACGAACAAGCCAAGATCCAGACCGATGCGGCAAGGTTCAACCACTACAAGGGCTACATCCCTTCGGAGCGGGCTGATGGGGTGTCTCTTCTGGTTCGGGATGACAGCGAGCACGATAGCCTGGTGGCCCAGGGTTACACCCGAATGGGTGACTACAAGGGTGCTGGCGTGGAGTCGGGCAAGAAGGGCTACTACTTCTCGACGGTGTCCGGCAACGGCACTTATACTCAGGGTGTCATGCAGACGATCCAGCAGTCGGCTGCGGGGATCGATCCCAGGACTGGCAGGACGGTCACTGGAGCCACGGCAGGGGTTATCTCGGGGAAATATTTGAGCATAATCCAGCAGCGGCTCAGGAACGTCCAGAAAGGGCCTGTAGAGGCTCTTCTGCCCGTCTATGATGCCAAGGGTCAGGTGGTGGCCTACGAACGCCATATTGCCCCTCACGCGCTGGCTATGCTGGAGCGGAACACCCACATGGGCGAGATGCTCGGAGCCTGGCGTGGCCGGCAGGCTGAAGAGGAGCTGGGTCAGGAGTTCAACAAGACCCTCATCGACAACCTGAAGAAGGTCTGGGACCGGGACAAGGGAACCAAGGCCAGCGAGTTTGTGGATCTCTCCCAGAGCCAAGATAAGGTTCACATCGACAGCTGGGAGATGGTGCCGAATGATCTCAGGGCCTACATCAAGGAAGTCTTCGGGGATGATGGGTTCCCGATCCGCAAGGACATGCTGAACAACGCTGTGGGCTACCGGGCAGCTTCGATCACTGATCCCTGGACCGGGATCTCGAGGATGCGCCCTGAGATGCAGGAAGGCTTCAGGAAGGTCACCACGGCGGTCTTCGGAGACAATGCCTTCAAGGTTCTGGCGACGTCGGAGAAAGCGATCCAGGCTGGGGTTTCGGTGGTCAAGTCGACTATCGTGGTGCGGTCGATCGTGATCCCGATGGCCAACATGGCTTCGAACTTCCTGCAGCTCGCCATGCACGGTGTCGGGGTCAGGGAGATGTATCAGGGCTACCAGACCAAGCTCCTGGAGATCACCAAGTATCAGAAGCACGAGAAGCGCCGGATCGACATCGAGGCCGAGCTCACCGCCCAACGTAACAACCCCGACGCAGTGCGCCGGCTGCAGGCGGAGCTGAAGTCGATCGAGGATGCCAACCGTCGGATGTCGATCTGGGATCTCATCGAGGCAGGGGAATTTGCCTCGATTTCCGAGGGTGTGACCGATGCGGATGCTGCTCTGACGAGCGGTAAATACGCGGAATACATCCAGGGTCTGATGGACAAGGTTCCGGCGAAGCTTGGGAACTTTGGCCGCTATGCCTTTATAACCAGGGACACGGCTCTATTCCAAGGCATGGCTCGGGCCATGCAGTATGGGGACTTCCTGGCCAAGGGTGTTCTTTACGATCACCTGCGGGTTCAGGGCAAGTCGAAGGACGAGGCGATCCAGGGGATCACGGAAGAATTTGTGAACTACAACCTTCTGCCCGGCAGGACGCGGAGCTATGCTGATGCGATGGGTCTGGTTTGGTTCCCGGCCTTCAAGCTCCGGTCGATCAAGATCGCGCGGCAGCACATCATCAACCACCCGTTCCGGGCTCTGATGCTGACGCTGGGCAATCCGATCATGCCGGAAGTGCCGGGTCTGAGCCTTGGTTCGCCGATCGAGGACAACCTCTTGTCAGTGACGGCTGATGGTCGTCTGGGCTATTCCATCGGACCAGGCATGGCGTTCAATGCGCCTAGCCTGCATCCCTGGGTTAACTTGATGAACTGATCAGAAAGGGACAGAATCTTTGGCTCTGGCTTCGGCAAACCTCTCGTAGGCGTCTATTCCATCTGTCTGTAGCTGAAAGTAGCGCATGAAGTTGGGGTCATTTTTGAGCGTGCGAATGGCTGCTAGCCGAGCTTGAGGCCCCTGCATGGGGTTGATGAAGAAGAGTGGACTGTCATGAAGATCTGCTTGGGTGGTATCTGGACCAACAGTCCAGATGGAGCCATTCCAGCAGACTTCGGGTTGGCGAGAAGGCTCGTCATCACCAAGAAACTGGCGCACTGTTCTGAAAAGGACATAGCGACTATTGGTAGTGCAGTTGTCAGCCCAGTAAGCCCAAACTTCTTTCTTGTTCCAGGAGTAGATGGGTGTCCCCATGAGCACAGTGATGGGAGTGCTCATGAGTTTTTCCGGTTTTCGAGGTAGAGCACTACGGCTCCGATAAGCATGAGGGGCGGCCAAAGGATAGCTTCCCACAGGTCAGGATCCCGAACCGTCTTGGACTTGTTCGAGACGAGGCTGACCAGGAGAGGGATCAGGTAGAGAATGAAAGCGACGGTCCAACCACTCATGGGTGCATTTCCGATTTGTATTGGGGGAAGGATGGGCCTCTCCCGTGGAAGGAGAGAGGCCCGGAAACCGGTGAAGGAGTGGCACCGGTCTAGTCAGGAGGCTTTGGCTCCTCTTTCACGATCTGGAAGACAAACCAAATGATTGCAACCAGAATCGCATATCCGACAAGGAAGGTGAGAGCTGCAATGATGACCGGGAGCATGACCACTCCGGCAATCAAGACAGCCCCGAAGAGAGCTGCCTTGATCAGGTCCATTACGCCCCGGTCTTGGCGAAGTTGAAGATCGACTTCGGCTTCTCAGCAGGAGTCTCATCGGGAATGGCATCGACGTCGGCCGAGATGGCGTCTTCCTGCTCACCACGGTCTTCGCCGGTCGAGATGCCAGCCGGGATCACGTCGTTGGCGGCTTCTGGAGCCTCTTCAGGGACTGGCTCAGGGGTAGCTTCGACTGCAACCGGAGTCGGCTTCGAGAAGAGCGCTTTGGCCGGCGAAACGGCAGGAACAGGGGTGGGCTCAGCAGCCGGGGTAGCAGCTGCTTTGGTTCCACGAGTGGTGATCTTGGTAACAACCGGAGCCGGTTTCGGCTGGATGTTCAGCGTGGCGCTGTAGCCGTTCTCACCGCGGCCAGCCTTCATGTCGATGGTGATTTCCATGTCGTCCTTGATGGTGACCATGGAGGTGGCGTGAGCGGTCAGAGCCGCCTTGATGTCGTCTTCGTCGAAGATGATCTGCATCGGAGAATTCCTCAAGAATGGGGTAGGTAGGTCGGGTAGACGACCTCCAGGCCATAGAGAGCCAGAAGGACCGCCTCTGCGCGGTTGTGGTCTTTGACACGCTTCAGGGCTTCCGCAAGAGAGGGAAAGCGCTGCATGGCGAGGGCTCGGCTGGCATTGCCATCGGAGCCAAGACGGAAGTGTTTCTTCCAGGATTGCGGGGTGACATCGCGCACGTCGTAGCCGTGACCAGATATGGCCATCTGACAGGCCCCGTAGTTTTGGCCAAACCGGAAGGTCGATGCAGAGCCTTGCTTGGGCATGGCATGCACCTGTTCCAGGATGGCGATGTTGAACACTCCTCGTGGGACGAGGAGACGAGCCAGATTGTGGAGATCCGTTTCAGACCGCCCTGCTTTTGAGGCAACGAGCGGCATGTCGTGGATCTCCACTTCCCTGGTGGTAGGATTGAGCAGGGCAATAGCCCCACTCAATCCAGGATCGATGCCGACGATCACTTGGCGCCGAAAAGCGAGGACTTCGGAGCCTGGCTCGTCCCACCTGCAGCAGGCGCTCCACGGCCGCCAGGAGCACCGGTCTTGCCGTCTGCACCCTTGGCCTTGTTGCGGGTCTTGCCGGCGTTCTTTTCGAGCCACTTGGGAGCCCAGCCAGCTTCGGTGACACCCTCACGGATCTCGGTCACCGTCCGCATGTCCGAGTGGAGCACCTTTTCGATGATGTTCTCGTTGCGGGTTTCACCCGTGGGCTCGTATTCCCCGGTGGCTTCGTTCTTCTTCGTCTTGTCGACGATTTGTTCGACGACAGCGAGGGTGACCGGTTTCCCGGTGAGGCCGGCGATGACTTGAACGTTGGTCGGGATCTCCTTCTTGGCGTCGTAGTCGTAGAGCTTCAGGACCTTCTCCTCGAAGTCCATGTCGCTCAGCTCAGCGTCGGCCAGAAGCAGGCAGAGGTCGTTGACCGTGATGAAGCCAGGGAGCAGGTGCTTCTTGGTCTTGTCCTGCTTGTCCTGCCAGGTGTTCTGGCCGGCCTTGTTCGTGACCCATTCGGTGACACGAAGCTCACGGCCGCCGAGATCGGCGAGAATGGTGATCGAGTTGGCGCCGCCGTCCGACTTGCCAGCATAGGCTGCCTTGATGGTGCCGGTGTGGATACCGGTCGGGACGGTGCCACCGCCGCCGACACGATCGACGACTTTTTCCGCACCCTCGGTGTTCAGATTTCCGAAAAGCTTGCTCATAGGGATTCCTTCCTCAAGCGTAGTATTCGCGGAGATGCTTCAGGAGCAGTCCGCAGTCGTTGTCCATGTAGGTCTCCGCCCGGCTGAACATGCCCATGGGAGAACGGATGCGTTCACCGATGGTGCCTTTGGTCAGCTGGGTCTGGAAAACGTGCTTGTATCCAAGCATTTGGTCTTGCTCAGTGATGTGCAGGAGATCGGACTGGTAGGATTCCAGATCCTTGAGCGAGACCTTTTTTGTCGCAACGACGGTCGAGAAATAGGCTTCGACGCCGTTGTTCTTGAGCGCCCCCTTAACGGGGACGGACACCTTCATCTCCATGGCTTTCTCGTCGAGCTCTGCCCGAGTGTGAGCCAGGATGATCACCGACTTGTCCGAGCTGGCGACTTTTTCCTGCATGAGGATCTTGAAATACTGACCGTAGGCTCCCCAGGCCTGCATGGTATTGGTCGAGGGCAGGACATACTGCGTCTCGAACATGTCGAGGAGAAAGGTCAGAGTATCGATGACGATGACGTCGTAGGCGGGATTGCCCTTGGCGTGATCGAAAGCTTCGTGGACCTGGTAAGGGTCCGTGATGGTGAAGTTCTTGAACTTGTTGCGAAAGGGCAGGCGCTTGCCGGCTTCGCAGTTCAGATACATCACTTTCTCTTGGTTCGGAAGATTGGCGAGACTGGCGGATTTGCCAGTGGCGCTTTCTCCAGCGATCAGGACGAGCTGATCGTTGATAGCATCAGACATGGGGTCTCCTCTATGATCCGGGGGATCATTGTTGTGGGTTCAAGACCCAAGAAAACGAATCAGGATCGGGGTTGATCCCCGGTCGGTGACCGGAGATCTTTTTCTACATGATCTTTGGACTAGATCAAGCTGCTTTTGCGAGCTTCTTCGCCACTGATACGAGAACGGTATTGCGGAGTTCTTCAGAGTCGAGCGGGCTGTTGAGCCGCGCATTGAAGCTGAGAACACTTCGTTCGATCTCGATGAAGTTCATCCCGCTGTCAGCCAGAGCCATAGCATAGCGGAGCATCTGGTTGTTGCGGTTGCCCGAGGCAATGTGCTGGGCAAACCAACGCTCGAGGTTGTCGAGGGATTCCAGGGGCTTCATGTCCCGCTGGTAGCTCTCGTTCTTCGAGGTCTTGGGGATGAACGGCAGGCAGTCGAAGATCTCTCCCTGGAGATTGTAGTGGTAGGTGCCAGGGAAGGTTTCCCACTTTTTCGACCGCTGGTTGGCAGACTCGTCGGTCTTGAAGGGGAGCCACAGCATCACGTTGTTCATGAACTGCTTGTAGTCCTCGTGGTCGAGGTGCAGCACATAGTTGATCGGGAGCATCAGTCGGAAGCGGTTCTCCTGATCGTTGTGGCGCTTGGTGGTATAGGTCATGAACTGATAGTCTTTCATCAGGTCATGAACCGTGGAGAGAGAGACGCCTCCATCGACATCGATCGCCAGAAGATTGAAGCCAGGAATGGTTTTCTCTTCTGACCGATGACCACCTTGGAAGCCGTGGTTTGCCCAGTGAAGACCCTGAGCTTGGGTCATTTTGTGGAGCTGGTCGAACGGGGCTTCTTCGGTCTGGTAGTTGTAGGCGAAGTGATCCGACCAGGAGATACGGATCTTGTTGGTATCGGTCTCTTCCAGGGTCTCCCCGGAGTAGAATTCGATCCCGTCGTTGAAGGTCTTCCGGATGATGATGTGACGCTTGTAGCCCCAGCTCGCCGCCAGGTTCATCATGTCGTTGCGGTGACCAGTCGAGCCCTTGAAGAAGGGCAGGGCTTCCTGGATGTCCGCTTGGGTGAGGTCTGTCTTCACCGACGCGATGTATTTGGCGAGGCGAACGTAGTTCTTCTCACGGGTCATCATCTTGTCGAAGGCCAGGCCGGATTCCTCAACGAGCTTGATAGCTGAGTAGAGGTGATCCATGGTGACTTCCGGGCTCTCTTCGACAAAGGCGAAGGCGCCGGCAAGCTTCAGGGCCTTGAAGTAGCGGTGAGAGAGCTCCGCTTTGCGGATCTCCTCATGCTCCGGCAACTTGTCGGCCAGACGCTCACAGGTCATCTTGTAGTCGAGAAGCTCGATGCCGACGGGATCGTCGACTTCCATCTTCCAGTCGAACTTGACCGGATCGGCCAGGAGCTCGAAGTGGTCTGCCCAGACGTTAGCCGTGGCAGCGATCTGGGGTTGGATCCGCTGGGCGTAGATTTCGGCCGCGGTTCTGGTGTCATCAGCTCGCTTGTAGACGCCCCAGCCGAAGATGCAGCGACGGGCATAGCCTGTGTCGAGGAAGCTGTAGAAAAGGTCCTCGATCGGACCCCCATCGAGAAGCTTGGCCGGCGTCCCGAAGAGAAGCGCATTGGTGGGCGTCTTCCCTTCGATCTCTTCGCCGCGCTGATTCTCGTTGGTGTTCTTTGTCAGCTTCTGTTTGACGATACCCTGGTCGTAGAGCTCGAGGTAGAGATCGAGCACGTCCTCGTTCTTCGACAGGTTGGAGCCGATCTCGTCCATCTGGAAATTGATGGCGCCGATGTTGGCCATGAGGAGCTTCTGGCGCATTTGCTTGATGGCGGCCGGAGTGCCAGAGTCGAAGGAGAAAGCCAGGGCACCGAGACGCTGGAACTCCTTGTCGAGCTTCTCTTTCTCATCAGCTTCCGGGGTGCTGAGGGTTGCGGCCATTTCGATGGCACGCTTCCAGAGGTGATCGTCAGCGATCAGCGGGAAGGTGTCTTCCATGAAGCGCTTGCGGAACTTGCCCAGGAAATCGGTCTCCAGGATGTTGACCGAATGGCCTTTGCCGAAGCCCGAAGTGGCCAGAGCCACGGCATAGACGTTCACTGGAATCTCGCCCCGGTCCTTGGTCAGGATCTTGGCTCGCATGGATGCCGCCATCTTGGCCAGGAAGTAGGCAGCGACGATACGGAAGAAGCTCCGGTCGCTGTTTTGGGTCTTGCTGCAGAGGGTGTCCACCAGAGCTTCGATCGCCGGGTGGTGGGGGATCTGGTCAAGATCTTTCATGATCGTCCGCATACTCTTTCTGTTGGCTGCAAAGGTCGAATGCCGGGCAGTATGAGCAGGCCTTGACCTTCGAGGGGATGGTGACGACGACGCCTTTGCCCTGCTTGGCGCAGTAGGCATTGGCGGCGACGAGGGTGTCGAAGTTCTTCGTCGACCGGCCACCTTGGCTCGCTTTGGTGGGGTCGGCGTAGTATTTGAACTCAGGCTCAGAGCGCCAGAGATCCTTGTCGGAACAGCGGATCATCTGGTCTTCCGGGAGCATGTCGTTGGCTCGGAGCTCGGCGAACTTTGCCCGGAGCCATTGCTCGGTCTCCTTGAGGGAGAGGAGCTTGATGGTCTTCTCGGAGACGCGGTTCTGTGGGTAGGCCGGGTTGATCTTGGCCTGAGCCCGTTGCCAGTCGGTGAAGACGTGCTGGATCCGCATGACGTCGGAGGTAACCTTGTCAGGATTGATCCAGCGGTAGAGCGAGCCCTGCAGCTGGTAGTCATCATCCTTGCGATTGTGGACCCAGGTGTAGGCCGAGGTGGTCTTGATGTCGTTGACCTCGCCGTCGATGATCGCATCGAACTTGCCCGAGATGACGACCCCGTCGAACTCCCGGTAGAAGCGTTGCTCTAGGTAGACTGGCAGAAGATCCGGGTTGGCCTTGAGCATGGCATCGGTCGGGTTGATGACGATCCGGTCGATCATCTTCTGAGGATGGCCCAGTTTCTTCAGAGATTCCCTGTAGCCAGTCCGCCAGGCAGTCTCGATAGAATCGTGAATGGCATGCCCATAGCGAGAGGCGATGAGGTCAGCTACATCCGAGGTCCGCTGGGAAGGGGGAACCCGGTTGCTCAGGATGAGTTGCCGAGTTGGCTTCAGAAGCGATGTGACGGAGAGCACAGGCTTGCCGGGGAAGAGATTCTCTCCGGCATCGTATTCGTCATGGGCCAGCCAGACGGCCATGGCCAGGCCGAAGCCGCTGTTGTTTGTAATCTGGTTCATGATGTCCTCGCTGGTTCAAAGAACCGAAAAAACCCACCTTCACGAATGAAGGGGATCGGCTGCTTTCACGGTCTTGCCTTGAAACTCGCGCTCCGACATGTGGCCGAGGTATGAGAAGTTGGTGAAGACGAAGTCTTTTACGTCTTCGCGGGGCACATCCATTTCTTGGTTCAGGCGCTGGATGAGCGTGTTCTTCGCAGCATCGAGCGTGCGAAGGTCGATCCGCCGCTCTTCGACAGCGACGATCTGGTTCATGTCCCGCTGCTTGGTTTGGCCGTCACGGACGTAAACCAGGGTGGCGGTGGTGAGATAGGTGTGCAGACGGCTGGCCGACATTGGTAGGAATCCTTGATGTATGAGGAAGTTGAGTAGGTGGCCGTCAGGCGGCCAACCCAAATCTTTCGACGTGCTTCTGGGCGAGGAGTTGGATATCCTCTTCCTTGGCTCCGTTGGGGACGTTCATCTCGACTGCCCAGGTGGGATAGAAGATCGACAGCTCACCCCCCAGCTTGACTTCGTCGTGCTGGATGTCGGGATGTTCCTGCCACTGGACGGCCTTGACGAGGTGCTCGTTTGTGTATGCCAGGGCTGCGAGATCATCTCTGATCAGAAAGTAACCGGCATCGTGGATTTGAGCACAGGGGCGGATGTTGAGGCGATGCTTCTCCTTGCGGACTCGGCCCATGAACTCGGAGCCGGCACGACTGTTGAGGAGACACCAGGATTGCCCGAGAGCGTTGCCCGCGGTTCTTCCTTCGGCCTCAGCTTCAAAGGGTGTCCGGCTGGTTCCCCGGATCACCTGATGCAGCAAAGGTGTGCGAACTCTAAGGCCGAATGCGGCCGTCACATACCCTGTTTTCGCGGCAAGATCGAGGCGATCTTGAACCCACTTATCCGAGATGACGTACATCTCATGATAGCGCTTTTCAATCAGTTTCGCGAGTTCTTCGGTGAAACCGCAGTTGTTCATCAGGGTCATATATGTGCCCTGATAAGTCAGCGCGAAAGTGGGTGCCTTGGAGTCCTGGCGGAAAGGCTTATACTTCTTCTCGATCGAGTTGATGCTCTCCACCGATGTGGGATCGATGTCGGGCATGTGCTCCGAGAAGTAGGCATAAGCCCGCAAGGAGTGGCCATCATAGCCGTCGGTGTAGACCTTCAGCTTGTTGGGATCCTTTGTGGTCAGAGCGGAAATCCGGTCCTCTAGGGACGCGAAATCCAGACCACAGAACAACCAGCCAGGAGGGGCTTCGAAGCAGCTCTTGATGAGCTTGCCCAGGACCAGTTTCCCCTTGTCCAGGTAGTCCTTCAGGATCTCCCCATACTTGGCCAGGAGCGCTTCGGAGAGCTTCATGGCGACGTTGGCGGGGATGTTCTGAAGGTTGGGCTCCGATGAAGACAGGCGGCCGGAGAGAGTGCCCCCAAGGTTGAAGAAGCCAAAGAGCCAATGCCAACCATCAGGACCTTCTGGTGCCGCCAGGAAGGACGGCATGAAGTTGGTCAGGATGATTTCGACCGCGGCATATTCGATCAGAGCCAGAAGAACGGCCTTGATCTCCGGGTCGTCGGTGTGGTTCACGAGCTTTTTGAGAGTGTCCCCACCGGTCGAAGGCAGCTTGGAGTCGGTGAGATCCAGGACCGGCAGTCCGAAGAACTGTGGGTCATAGAGCAACCGCTGGAGCTGGGGGTTTGAGTTGGGGTTGAAGGTCGTGTCTTTGCAGACCGGAACCTCGTGGAGCTCGATCCGCTTCTTCTTCCACTCGAGGTGCTTCTTGTCGCGCCACTCGATGCGGCGCATTTCCTCGAAGCGCTGGATCCAGACGCTGGACTGCATCTCTCGGACAGCCCCGTCTGCGATATCCTGCAGGATGGTATTGACCTCGATGACACGCTCCCGGTTGAGGGGCATGCCAGTGAGCTGCATCTGGATGATGTCGACCATGGCCGGCTTGAAGAGCGTCTCGTAGATCTCGAGCTGCTCGTCTTTGATCACCGTGGGGTAGTGCTTGTTGAAGACATACCAGGTCGAAAGGCTGTCCACGAGATTGTATTGAAGGAGGTCCGGGAGAGGGATCTTCCGGATGTCGGTGATCTTCTCGACCGCCCAGTTGCCGGCAAACTCCTGGGCCTGTTGCTTTAGACCCAGTTGGTTCCCCGAGCAGGAGTTGGTCGCCAGATAGGTGATCAGACGGGTGCAGTCCCAGTTCCGCAGCATCACCTCGAGGCCGGTGAGAAGGCCTTCAGTGTCCAGAAGGTCCTTCATGAAGAGCTGGTAGATCAGGACGTAGACGTCGTAGTTGATCTTTTGCCATTTCATGCTGCGTTTGTGGCGCAGGAAGAAGTCCTTCAGGTGCTTGCGGATGAGATGGGAATGGGGGTGGAGATCCACTGGGAAGGCAATGCCTTCGTGTTGGCTCCAGGCGAAGCTGATGGTGCCGATCCCGGCCTCGTAGTGCTTCAGGCCGAAGCCCTCGATGTCCGCGGTGAGATCGCAGTCCATCTCGATGAGCTTGTCGAGCCAGGCCTTGATGTCTTCGGCCGTGTCCGGATAGGCGGCGAACTTGATGATCCCGAGACCAGGGGCATCGTAGGAGCCGGTGCGGTGGTTCTGGACTGCCGAGAGGGCGACCCGGATCTCTGCCTTGACCTTGTCCGGGTTGTAGAAAACCGATCTGAAGTTGGGGCAGTAGATGACTTTGAAGTCTCCCACCACACACTCATGAACGTAGCCGAGTTCCTTGTCGGCCGATGAGGTCTTGGTCAGGGTCTTGAAGTATTCGGCGTCAGCGACCACCAGATACTTGACCTGGAGATCCATGAGGACCGGCAGAAGGTCTTCGAGGTATTCCTTTTGCCTGGCCACCAGGGTCTTCTTGCCTTCCTTGAAGAGGTCGTAGGCAAGGATCTTGTCTTTCTCTCCACCGAAGTAGGGATCGACATAGTGGCGCAGGATTTCTGCCCGGTTGAGTTGGGGAACCAGGAAGCAGATCTCGTAGGTGGTCTGTTCCGGGTCGCTGAACGTCAGGTATTTCAAGACAGAGACCTTTCAGTCAAGGAGCCTGTAGCGGTTGTGGTAGTGGATTGCGTCGTCGATCGACCGGTAGGTCGCAGCGAGCATCGGCTGGGCTTTCAGGAGAAAGCCGGGCTGCCGATTGCGGGGGTAGGACTCCAGCTGTGTGAGGTTCACGAGTTCATCCGGGAGAGCATCCCGGAAGGTTTGAACATCGCCGTTGCAACGCTGGAGAATGGTTGCGAGAGCCTGAGTCAGCTTGGTCCGCATGCCTTGCAGACGGCTGGCGCGCAGATGGAAAGCTTCGGCGTCTTTCTCGAGAGACGGGTGGATTGGATCCAGGTAGAGAGTCTTGTCGTCAAGGAGGGTGGGATCGCTCAGGAAAGACAGTCCAGCGTAGGTGTAGCCTTTGGGGCTACCACCGAGCTGGTCATTGAGAGAGATTAGGTTCCTGCCTTTTTCTTCTGTCGCCTCGGAGACTTCCCGAAGAAACTGGTTGGCGATGTGTTCGACGAAACCCTGGTTGGGGTTTGGGTCCACACGAGGGCGTGGACGATAGGGTGTGCTGTTGAACATGGGGGCGTTCCTTTGATGAAAGGTCAGGCTGCCTTGGCAAAGAGCCGAGCAGGCAGAGAGCCATAGAGGTAGACCTTGGATCGGGCTCTGGAGACGGCGACGTAGAGCATCCGGGCGAGCTGGTCGTTCTGGGTGCACTTGCCGATATCAGTGAGATCCAGGAGCACCGAGTCATAGGTGCTGCCCTGGGCCTTGTAGACAGTGGCCGCATCCCGAGGCCGAAGGTCTGGGTAGTTGTTCTTGAGCTTGTAGTAAGGCGACCAGTTCTTCTGCCTGGCGTAGTGCTTCATCAGCTCTTTGAAGTGGTCAGGATCGGCTGGCACATGAAGGGTGATGCCGAGACTGCCTGCGGTGTTGCCGGCCACGATAGTGTAGACATGGAGAACGGTATTGGAATCGTCTTCGTCGATTGTGACACTGTGGATGGTGGTGTCGACACTCTGGACGACGAGCTCCTGTTCCACGCGCAGGAAGGTCTTGCCGATAGCGAGACCGCTGTTGTTGATGAGAATTTCTCCGACGGAGAAGTGGTCGGGGTGGCCTCTGAGCTGCCGGATGTAGGTGTTGTATTCTTTCACCCTATTGTTCGTGTAGCAGAGGATCCGGCTGTTGGGATCTTCGACCCGGAAGGTGCTGTCCACGAAGGCAGCGGCTTGCTCCTGGGTCAGGTATTCGACGACTCCGGGAACCTGATCCAGTTGAAAGAAGACACCGGTTTCGACGACATTGCGGAGACGGCTGCAGAGGTCGACCAGGGCCGGCTGACCAGCGTTCCGCATTGGCTCGGTGAGATGAGCGATGGGTTTGGGTTGCTTGTAGACCAGGGAGAGGTCTTCCATCACTGGAGCCAGCTGACAGTGATCACCGAGGTAGATGATCTTGCAGCTGGAGTCCGTGCCTTTGTGAAGGTAGCCGTGAAGGACTCGGTCCACCATGGATGCTTCGTCGACGAAGATCAGCTTGCGAGTGTGAACACCAAAGTCCTTGGTAGGTTCACACTTAGACTGGCCAGTCTTGTAGTCGTCGTAGACCTTCAGCTTGAGGAAGCTGTGAATGGTTTGAGCCGGAAAGCCGGTGGATACTGAGAGAACTTCAGCCGCCTTGTTGGTGGTGGCGGTGAGAGCGATCTGGTAGTCGACGGCGGGCCGATCGAGCAGGGTGCAGGCATCCTGGTAAGATTGCAGAACCGTGGACATGATGTGTTGCATCATGAAAGTCTTGCCCACCCCGGCAGGACCGGAGATGTTGAATTCCTTTTCGTTGGATAGGAGAAACTGCAAGACAGCCGTAGCGGCTGCCTCTTGACCTTGGTTCAGGAGCATGGGGGGCCTTCAAATTATGGGGCGAAACGAGCAGTGTGACGTTGAGAGGCCTCATGACCTTCACGGCAGGTGCTGTCGCAGTAGCGGCGTTGGGTGACCGGTTCTTCGCAGTGGAGGCAAAAACCAGACAAGGGTGGGGCCGTTCGGGGAACTTTTTTGAGCGAGAGTTCCAGGAAGGTCTCGTTGATCTCTTGTGCTTCATCAGCGAAGTCAGCAGGCATTGCTCTTCCTCAGTTCTGGCTCTTCATCGGCCAGATAACAGTCTGTGATCGGGGAAATCCAGCACTTTTTTCGTGCTGATAGATCGAGAATATCTAGTCGATCTGAAACCACCAGACAAAGAAAAAGCCCCGGAAAACCGAGGCTGATGTAGTGCTGGGGTTTGTGTGGATCGAATCAGTCGATCCGAAGCTCTTCCGGGTTCTTGGCTTTGGTGAACCAGGTAGGTGCCTCTCCTTTGCCAGACCAGGTCTGGCGCGGGTTGTCGGGGTTGCGGTAGAGGGCCGGCGCCTTGCCTCGTTTGGCATGGCCGCGGACGGCTTTGATTACTTCCTCGAAAGGCAGGGGTCACAGGTTCGAATCCTGTCGGGTGCGCCACAAAATCAATGACTTAGTTGGTGTAGGTGTGATGCGGAACCGGTTCCGGTTCCGCTTCGGTGCTGATTGGATGCCGAATCTTAGCTTTCTACCCAGTTCACTTCGATGCCTGGGTTCAATGCTTCGAGAGCTTCCACGATGGTGTTGGCCTGTCCCAGGGTGAGGTTTTCCCACTCGCCGTAGGGCTCGTTCTGAGTGATGTCCCAGTCGTGCGGCCGAAGCATGACGTCGTAGAAGGCAGGCTCTTCGAGGCCCTGGACCATACGGGAGTCTCCCGAAGGTTCACGGATCATCGGGAACACATCGATGAAGACTTCTGCCAGATCTATCTGATCGGGGGTGAAAGTGTGCTTGGCGGGATCGATCGACATGGTCAGTCCAGCTTCGGAAGCACAAGGGGAGTGCGGCCTTCGAACCGACGATACCAGGAACGAGCATGCTCGAGCTCTTCTGGGGTGCAGTCGACAGTGATGACGATTTGCGAGTCGATGGTGTTGAAGCTGTCACTTTCCTGGGTCAGAGCATCGAAGATGTAGACTCCGGAATTGTAGCTATCGCCGTTGCCATGATACCACGAGAAGGAGATACCCATCTCTTCGAGAGGCGTCCCGATATCAGAAGGCATCTCGCCGTAGTTGATTTCGTGGAAACCGGCGAAGTTGTCTTCGATCTCCGAGGGGAGCTCGTTTTTGAGAGCTTTGGTAAGCCGGGCGCTTTCCTCTTCGGTGAGGGGGGTATCTCGGTAGCAATAGAGACTGCAGTAGGTGCGGTCGCCCATCACATCCTCCGTGGGGTTTGGGTTTTCAGCTGCTTTCTCGAAAGTCAAGAGCTTCGGGATGTGACCCATGGCTCACCCTCCTCGCATCTTCTCGTAGGCCGCCCAGGCAGCTTCCCGATCCGAGATGGGATCAGGAGCCGGCTGGTCTTTGTAGGCCGACTGGTCGTCGTTGAAAGCTTTGCGGATGTCTCGCACACCGGGGAGATGCTGGTGGGCGATTTTGTGGATCTTGGGCATGTCTTCGGCCTTGATCCAGAGGCGTGGAAGCGGGACATAGCCCGCTTTTCGCAGAGCGTTTGCCACCGGACTGGTATTCTCATCATGCATTTTCAGGCGGCCTTGGGTGTGGTGATGGAAAGCATGCGAACGAAGCCTTGATCTTCGGAGACCAGAAGGTTTCCAGAGATGCCGGTCCAGTTGACTGCGCCCATGCTGGTGCGCTCGTGGCTCAGGAGCTTCAAGAAGCCCTTGCCGAACTGGGCATAGAGAACCCCTTTACTTTCGAAGAGCTTGGCTTCTTGGTAGAGGCCCTTCGAGCGTAGAAGGACCGTTCCCTCAAGAGGGTTGAAGAAGTGCGACATGTTGCTGTTCCTGTGGAAGATGGGAGGGGAGTTAAACCCCAGAAGAACCAAAACCCCCGGCGCCACGATCGGTGGGCACGAGATGAGTCACGTTCCGGAAAAGGCCTCTGACGACGGGGGCAATGACCATCTGGGCAATGCGGTCCCCGTTCTTGATCGTGTAGTCCTTGCCGGAGCTGTTGCGAAGGAGCACCTGCACTTCTCCGCGGAAGTCCTCGTCAATGGTGCCAGGACCATTGAATACGTGGATGCCGTGGTTGGATGCCAGGCCCGAGCGAGAGCGGATCTGCGCCTCGTAACCGGGGGGAAGCTCCAGCTTGATCCCGGTGCGAACCAGGTATCTGGCGCCCCTGACGAGGACCAGGGGACCATCGAGCAGGAAGGCATGGAGATCCGCTCCAGCTGCTCCAGCCGTGGAGTAGACAGGCTCCTTGGCTCCGGGAAGGAGGATCATGTTGACGTAAACGCCAACCTCGGGGTGATGGTGGAGTCCCATGTCAGAGTCCCAGCTGGTTGATGATCCAGGAACGGATCTTCGGCTTCGGAGAGAGGCCGGTGATGTTGGCGATCGGAGCACCCTTCTTGAAGAGCACCAGGGTCGGCAGGCTGCGGACCTGGTAGAGGTTCGAGAGCTCGGGATTGGCCTCTATGTCGACTTCAACGAAGCGGACATGGTTGCCCATTTCGGGAATGAAGTCCCGAAGGATATCGGTCATGGTCTTGCAGGGCTGGCACCATGAAGCGGTGAATTTGACCAGAACGGGGAGCTCGGCATGAAGGACTTGCGCGCCAAAACTGGCGTCGGTGACGGTGGGAAGCATGGTGACTCTCGGTGTGAGGGATTGGGTTGGTGAGGCTATACAGCCTCACCGGGGATGAGCTTTCTAAATTGGATCCATCCAGGGGCGAAGTTACCGGAGAGATGTGGATGCTCCCACCCACCTTCATTTCTAACTTCATCGTCCCAAGATGTATCCACCTGAGCCTGATGCTCCAAGGGGGAGGCATGGACACGCTCAGAGGTCACGAGCTGGTTGTAGCGTTCCAGCTCTCGCTCATAGGAGGCATCCCCGTCGAAGGGCTTGTAGGAGATACGAGCGCAACGAGCAGCTGAGAGTTGGCACATCAGAAGATCGAACTCATCCTTGGTGAGACAGATGTCTTTGCCATGATAGACATCTGCAGCGGTGATGTAGGGCCAGTGCCACTGATCTTCATCCAAGTTTTGGATCACAGCCTCTTTGAGAGCCTGCTTCACCAGTCGAGCCAGATCCTGCAGGTGAGGTTCTGCATCCTTGTGGTCACGCAGGTGCAGGAAGTTTGCCCAGTTGGTCGAGGTGATCAGAGTGTCGATCCAGGAGAAGGGCTCCAATAATCGGTTTGGGATCTGCTTGTGGTAGCCAGCTTCCATGAGAGCTTCGGCAGTTGCCACAGCATGGTTGCGAGCGTGAAGCCAAGCCTGTTTTCGCGTCAGATTATAAGGCAGCTCATAGGCGTCGTAGACGGCTGCCCTCATCATGGGCATCGGGTTGACCAATTCGTTACACTCTTCTGCTGCCTGCATACCGCTCTGGTTCTTGCCCCAGTGCCAGGGCACGAAGGGAACAGTGAGAACCTCGTTCAGCATGGTCTTGACCGGTACAGCTCGAGAGCTGCGAGCGTTGCGGGAGAAGACCCGGTGGGTCATGATCTCGCCGTGGATGATGCGAGGGTAGCGCAGACGCAGGGTGTAGATCGGGGGAGCACCATTGGTTCCCTGAGAGGCGAGGATGACCTCGACCTGCATCTGGGGCTGGTCGGGATGGGTGTAGATCTTGGTCATGCAGCGGTTCCTTGCAGGAAGGCTTCGGCAGCGTGGTCATTGGCCCAACGCTGGGTCTGCTGATCGAAGGTGATGATGCCGGCCTCTTTGGCTCTCTTGAGGAGCCGGTCAGCGGCTTCGGGGGAAACGTAGAGCGGGGTGATCCGGTCTCCTTTGAGACCGTTCCAGGCAGGGACACCAACGTCCTCCAGGAAGCATTCCAGATTCAGAGCACGACGGCTGTCGTTCTGAAGGAAGAGCCTCAAGGCGGCGATTTGCGCCTCCTGAGAGACGGTGATGCCGTTGACGGTCATGTCGGGAAACTGCACGAAGGGACTCCTCAAACTGTGATGGCCTTGACCGGCCGGTTCTCTTGGTTCTGGTATTTGCCGTTGTAGGCAGCCGTGCTCGAGGTCTGGTGGAAGATGACCTGGGCAATGCCGGCGCCCGCTGGAATGTGAAGAGGCTTCCAGCGGTGGTAGACGAGCTCAAGGGTCAGGAAGCCATTCCAACCTGGTTCGATGACGGTGTTGAAGACGGAGAGGCCACGACGAGCCCAGGTGGACTTGTCATGCACGATGCCCACGAGATGGTGGGGCATGCGGAACTTCTCGATGGCAGAGGCGAGAGCGAACCGCTTGAAGGGGAAGAGCCAGACATCCTGCTTGATACGGATGTCGTAGCCCGCTTCGCTGAGGCCATGGGAAACCCCATGGAGCCTATGCTTCTCAGCCATCATGGGGGAGACGGGGTGCACCTCGATAAGGTGTCTTTGGTTGATGATCATGGGTATGCAGACTCGTGATTCGAGAAAAGACTCCCCCGAAGGGGAGCCAAGTTCAGGCAGGGTAAGTGGGTCAGATCGGGGTTGATCCGGTGGTCGTATCCATGTGAACCACAACCCCATATGGCACAGATGCTGAGGGGTTGTCCACACATACAAACACGACTGGTATTCCCGGATCAGGCGGAATCCTGACCAATAGATCAGTCAGAATGATCAACGCGGTAGCTTCGTGTTTCTTAGCATATGCGTAGACCGGTTCGAGAGCGGTGCCCCCTCGGCCATGAACCTTGAGTGGGGGGTAGGAATCACCACGCTCGAAATGGAACTCGTCGATGATCTTGGTGTCGAAGGTGACCATCGTCAGCCTCTCAGGCATCAGGTCTTCCTGGATGTGACGGACTTCGTTGTTAGATTGGTTCACCATCTCGTCGGTGGTAGAGCCAGAAAGATCGAGAGCGTAGACGAGGTGCTCGAGGCCAGAGCGGCCCATGTTGCCTGGCATGATGATCTCTTCATGGCGCCGGCTGGGACGCATGTAGGAGCGGTCATCCTGGACCAGGGCATTGAAGTAGTTGAAGAGGATCACGTTCCAGGGAAGCTTGGGGAAGAGAAACTTGTCGAGGGTGACAAGCGTGTCTCCAGGGATGGATCCGGGCTTCCCTGACATGCGGGCTGTTTGAACCGCGGCCGCTACTGTGGCGATAGCTGCTGGTAGCTCTTCGGGTGAGATCTTACGAATGTCATTGCCCAAGGGATTGGGCGGAAAAGGCTTGTTGCCTTTCTTCTGCTGCTTGACCAGGTCATCATAGATGTCTTCCCTGGCCCAACCCTTGTATTTCGGGTCCATGAGGTAGGGGAACCCGTCCATGTAGTAGCCATGCTCTTTCAGGAAGAGGTTGATGGCGTGGTCAGCGGCATGGTTCCAGATCTCCGGATCCCGGTTACCCATGCGGGCGCCATCGAGGTCAGCGTTGTGCTTGATCTCGTGAGCCAGGACAGTGACCCTGGTCTTGGGGTCGATCGACAAGAAGAAGTCAGGGTTCCAGTAGAGGGTGGTTGCTGAGATGGCAGCCGTCTTGATGTCACGGGTCCAGTGGAACTCGAGCTGGCAGAGAAGGGGTCCGAAGAAGCCTGCACACTTCTCGAAGAAAAGCTTGCCTTTGGTGATGTCGAAGAGCTTGTCGACGGAATCGGGAAGGGCGTTCATTGTTCGATCCTGTTGGTGTCCCAGCAGTTACATGCTTCCATGATTTCTTTGTCACTGAGATTTGTGGCTCGCTTTAGAAGCGCTTCTCGAATCATGGCCGCAGTGACGTCTTCGGCTTGTTCATCTTCAGAGATCACTTCGAAAGCGAAGTCATAGGCATGATTATAACGAGGCATGAGGTTCTCCTGGAAAGAGTGTGGGGGGACGGTAGACAAGCTAAGCCAGACTCATACCCGTCCCCCCGCCGCCTGCTGCAGCAAGCGGATCTGGGTAACATCAGCTCATGTATTTAAGGATGGAGTTGATGTATTGAGCGAAGGTTGTCGACTTTTCGACGATGGTCCGATCCCTGGCGTTCAGGGATCGGGAGAAGACGATCTGCTGATCGAGGCCGAACTTCTTGATGTATTCGACAATCGGATCGATGTTTTGCAGATCGGCATGTTCCACGAGCATGAACATGGTGGCGTATTTGGCACTTGCTTCGGCCGGCACGGGGACTGCCTGGGGATTGGCCAGAATGTCTGGAAGCTTCGGCAGCTTGTCGTAGAGCTTCACGAAGGTCAGGAACTCGATGGCAGTGCCTTGGCCGATGGTTCCGGCAAGACGGCCGAGGTGGCGATCTTCGATAGGCTTGTTCTTGATCAGACGGGAGAGGAATTCCCAGGTCCGCGGGCAGGGGAAGGTCTTGTCAAGGCCGACTTTCTCCGGGTTGAACCGCATCAGACGGGAAGGGACTTCGTTAACGAAAGCCAGGATTCGCTGATCGATGCCGGCCTGGAGACCATACTCGGTGAAGTCTTGCACCGTTGGTTCGAGGGAGTAGTGGACCATTCGAGAAGCCAGAGCGGTGCTCATCTGGGTCACGACAGCTTTGTCGGTCGACTTGTTGCCGGCCGCCACCATGATGACGTTGGGGTGAAGCTTCTTGTTGCCCGTCATCTTGTCGAGGATGATTTTGTAGGCGGCGGCTTGGGTCGGCTTCTGGGCCGAGGTGATCTCGTCGAAGAAGATGAGCCAGCCTTGGTAGCCTGGGGGGATTGGATCCCCTTCGATTGGGAAGGTGTCGAAAGGCACAAAGGCTGCTTTGTCGCCGTTCCGCATGGGCAGACCGTTGAGGTCTTCAGGCATGTACTGTCCGAGCCGGATGTCGATCAGCTTCAGAGCGTAGTCCTTGGCGAACTTGGCCACGATGGCGGATTTGGACGAGCCAGGAGAGCCTTCGATCATCGGCACAAGGCCGACAGCAGTGGTCACTTCGATCTCTTCGTAGATCTGTTTGGGAGAGTAGGCGAGGTTCATGACAGGATCCTATCGGGGCTCTTTGTTGATGGCGGCTTTGAGTTGTTCGATGGCAAATTGGGGGTTGCCGGATTCGATGAAGGCGATGGATTTGGCGGCGTCGATCTCGTTGATCTCACCGAGCTGCGGGGCGAAGTCCTTCGCCTTGCGGGGATCCTGGACCCAGGATCGGTAGCCGATGCCGAAGGACGCCGCGGTGGCTTTCAGGGCTCGATCGAGGATCGTGATCGCCTCATAGGCCTCTTCGGGGGTGTTGCGGTAGTTGGTGGATGCCAGCTGAGAGATCAGCCGGAAATCTTCCAGAGCACGTTCGAGACGGGCTTTCATCAGCCGCAGAAACTTCTCGTGTTTGGTCTCTTGCATGGCGGTCTCCGAATGTGAACTTGTCAGTTTAGGTCAAGGGGTGTGACCTTTGGGGCGGGGGCTATATCTGATCAAAAAGGAAAGACAACCCCTTCCTGTGGGTCGAGCCCATCAGGATCGAGGCAACCGAAAGAAGGTATGGTTGTCGATCCTACCAACGCGATCGAGACGATGTGCCCAGGAAGGAACCCTTTTTCCCGAGTAGAAATGGGTCGATCCGTGCGTCAGATCCTCTGGCCGATCGAAAAGGACCTGGCCAGCCACTTGAAGTGACGTAGCGAAAGCTTCTGGTTCGTTGATCTCCAAGGGAGATCTGGTCCAGGAGAATTGGCTCTCCTGGAACACCACAGAACAGACGTCGTCGGGATAAGCGGGGTGCTCGACCCGGTTGAGCGTCACCTGGGCGACAGCCATCTGGCCCTCGAGGGACTCTCCTCTGGCCTCGCCATAGATGTTCATGGCGAGACAGAGGACGGATGCGATGACAGTCATGGATTGGCCTTTCGTTTGCGGATGAGCCGACCCAAATCCATGCTTGAGACTTCCTTGGCTCCGGCAGCAACAGCAAGCTCACGCTTGTTTTTTGCGATGTCGAAATGCTCATAAGCGGTTCCAGGTTTCTGGATCCACTTGCGCTGAACGCCGATGCGATCTGCCATGAGCAAAAGCTCTTCAGTCGTATCGGCCATCATGTGGCACATGAGCATGCGGCCATAGGGATGCCGAGCTGGGTCAACGTAAACCATCAGCTGGCCAGTTTGACCGGCAGCTCGATGCCGAGTTCCTCAGCACGGGAGGAAAGACTCTCGACGAGCTTGTAGAACTCTTCCCGCTTGACGATCATCTGATCGGGAAGATCTGCGATCCAGTCTTCAGCCATCTCGATGAGGCGACCAAGCCCTTCAACGGTAGCCTTGCCCATGAGAGGATTGGATCGGCCTCCACCGGTCTCGAGAAAGATTACCAGGGGGGCCCCGATGTATTGGACTGAGATGCTCACTCTGGCAGAGCCGTAGCCCTTGTCGATCATGAGCTGCTTGAGGCGGCGGGCAGTGGCATACATCTCTTCGACGTTCATGCGGGTTTCCTTTCGAAGTGGGTCACACACCCAGAACCGGCACAGGCAGCGCAAGTTTTGATGGGAGGGAAGTTGGATATGGCAGGAACGAATCCATTACCTGCACAAAAAGTGCAGATTTGGCTTTCGTCATGCGAGTATCGAGGCCAGTTGGTGGATTTTTTGATCATGGGTCTTTCTCGATCTGTGGTTGGTCTCGTGATTCCAAGAACCACGAAACCCACAAAACAGACCGATCTGATCCCACAGGATCAGCAGAAGATCAAGCTGATCTTTGAGGATTATCCGCCATCATCGATGATGAGGATGTTGGCCAGGTGTGCCGCGGTCTTGGCGTTAAGCTCAAGCTGAAACCCTTGGGCACCAGCTGCAAGCCCTTGGCGTAGAGTTAGACCCATCTGGTGGAGTTGTTCTCGGACGAAGACGGTGTCATCATCGATCATGAAGAGCTTGTGGAGGTCTTTTGGGTGTTCGCCCATCAGGCTACTCCTTCAAACATGGGCTCTGCGAGCCGAAAAGACTCGCCTTTGAGGACTCGAAAATCTTCCTGAGCTCGATAGAGTCGGGCCTGACAGCCAGCGATGTGGCGCTCTTTGCGAGCGATGGCATCGGCCAAAGCCAGCTCTCTGGTGGGACAGGCGAGCTGCTTGTTTGAGTTGCCGAGGACCAGATTCTTGAAATGCCGGTCTTTGCCATGCAGAGCATCAGGATCTGTGTAGGAGAGGGGAACTGGGGTGAGCCAGACCCCTTTCGGAGTTTCTCTGATGACTGCGAACTTGGTCCAGACGATCTCGGTAGAGGTGTAGTCATGGTCACCCCACTCGTCAGCGACCGAGCAATGTTTCACTTCGCAGCGATACCAGAAGCCGTCGAACATAGTAGTCTCCTTCAGAGCTTCTGTTTGCAGTCGGACAGGGCGTAGAGGGCGGCCGTGGATCCATCGAGAGAGAACCAGGCGTCCCAACGACCATCTGCCTCTTGGTCGATCCACAAACGATTGCCGTTAAGGATCTGGCGCAGGAAGTCTGTGTGCAGGTTCTGCATGTAGACCCAGTTTTGCGAGGCCTCAGCTGGGGTGTTCCAGGATGGATAGTTGTCGATCCATACGGCCATGTTGCCGGTGACGATGTTTGGACCGAAGTTGTTGTCTTGGGAAATGTACCAGGCATGGAGACCCATGACGGTGGTGTCGAGGGAGAAATAGACTCCATCTCCGGCGACTGAAGCCGAGCAAGTGGGGACACCATTTATGATGGTGTAGTGCACTTCCCATGCGCCTTTGGAGTAGAGAAGGAAGCTTTCTTCAGCCAACGAGGGTGAAGCAGGGACGGCCGCGAGAAGAGCGGAGGCAAGAAGAGTACGCATGGTTGGGATCCTGTGAGGGTTCAGGGGAACGAAAAAACACCAGGAAAAGGGCAGAAGCTAGGCTTCGCCCAAGACATCGAGTACGAGCGTGCGCTCGAGCTCATAGGTGCTTTTGCTGGTCTTGCAGGTGGGACAGGTCTTGCGACGGTAGACAGTCTGCAAGCCCTGGATGATATGCACCCGGCTGTTGACGACATTGAACTTGGCACCACAGCTGCAGTGGGTAAGGGACTCTTCGATTGGTCCCTGGGGGAGAGGGTTGGTCATGTGATCTTACCTAGAGGGACGGGTTGAGTGGCGGTAGCATGCAGAACTTTACGAGCCAGCTTTGCCGGCATCTCCACGGTGTGGGAGTAGGTCTTGCAGTCGACACAACGACGACGGCGCCAGACAGCCTGGACGTTGCCATAGGCTCTCCGGCGACTATCGATCACGGCCAGCTTGGCTCCACAGCAGGAGCAGTGAGTCAGGCTGGTGTCGATCATCAGTAGTTTCCTTCTGCGACCTGGCAGCACAGGAGCCCGTTGCGACGCCACATGGCGGTGTCGTCAGCCCGGTCTTCGAAGACCATGGTAGGGTTGGCTCCCCGGAAGCGGATTTGCTGCAGGCGCTCTTCCTTGACGATGTGACTCGGCCGGCGATCACCTGTGGTTCGCATCTCCATCTGGGGGATCCGACCATAGGGATGATCCTTCATCAGGAGAGCAGCTTGGGAGCGGACCGGACAGCTGGTATCTGTGAGCCAGTCGTAGGTGGTCTGGCGTTGGGCTTCCGGGCGGCCGGTGATGAAGTAGATCCGGTTGTTGCCGCCCATGAGGAGAAGGGTCAGCATCTGCCAGGTCTGGGGGATGGGAGCATCCTTGGAGACCATCTCATCTGAGAGGAAGGTATCCCAGTCAGGGGTGGGAACACGCCCTTCCTTGGACGTCCAGAAAGCCATGTCCTTGATGAAGTGCAGCCGGTGGGTAGCATCGGCAAGAGTGCCGTCGATGTCGAAGATGATGTCCATCAGAAGATTTCCTGGTTGATACCGAGCTCTTGAGCCATCCGGAGAAGCATGTCTTTCTGTTCAGGCCAGCCGTTGCCGACTTGGATCCAGGGACAGAAGATCTGGACGTAGAGGTAGGATTCGAGCTTGTCAGCGAAGAAGAGCCATTTCTGGTCTTCCATGGTGAGGTCGTGATGGAACTGTGGGATTTCGTGTTCGATTGCCAACCGCACTTCGGTTTCATGATGAGCCGCAGCAGCTTCAGGGTTGGCTTTCTTGAAAGGGTATGGAAGATCCCCTGCCCAACGTTCACCAGAGTCGTGGACCGCAGCTTGAGCCAGGAGATTACGGCTTGGGTTTGGATGAAGCTTGAGGAGTATCATGATCACGCCATGGCTGTGATCGGCCGTGGTCTGGTTCAGTCGAGAAACCACTGGATTGGTGTGGTATCGAGTGACCTGCCCAGCCTGGTGGGCAATGACGACAGGAGACATGTAGGACATGGGGGAAGCTTTCAGAGAGGAGCTGGAAACCAGATCTTACTGACGAATTCTTTTCCCCAAATGTGGGAGTAGAATTCGAAGAGGTATCGGGGGATGGGGATCATTTGATCTCCTCGACCAGGTGGTCAATCGTTGGCTCATGCCAAGCGTTGAAGCTGTGATGCACGCCTTTCGGATCGATGATGACGATCAGGAATCTGGTGTCTCGGCTGCGGTCCCATCCATGGCGCTCATCGTAATCAAATTCGCATGCGCGCCTGGCGGCGTGTCGGGCATCATAGAAGGGAGACTGCCAGTCATAGCGGGGCTTGATTTCCCGCGCGTCCTCGGCGGTCTCTCCATCTTCGGGGAAGTAGGCTTTCCATTGGCCCATCATTCTACCTCCAATGGCGCGGGCGGTCATGGCTTGTGCACTTTCGGGACGTGGCAAACCCAGTATTTAATGCGGCGCGGATGTCGCGTTGCGCGAGACCAGACGGCGCGGCAACGCCTTCCGCCGGACATCCACAACTGAAATGGTGCCCAGAACGGGTCATCTTCGCGTATCGGCTGCTTTTCAGATGGTTGCAGATCGCGCTTCCGCAGAAGCGTTGGCCCCCACATTTCGGAAAATTCAAACCACCATTCGCGTTCGTTGTAACGGATCAGCAACGGACCGTCGCCCCATCCGTCGATATGGACGCCGTAGCAATGGGAATAATGGTGGCCAAAATTTGGCTCCGCACGATCCCTCATCCCATCCCCTCCAACTGCGCGGCGATCCTGGCGGCGTGGTCGGCCAGTTCTTGCGGTGTCATTGCGGGGCCTCCTGGATCAGAGCGCGGATGCGGTCAGAATAAGCAATGAGCGCCCCCATAACCAATCTGCCCTCGGCGCGCACATTAAGCCATTCGTCAGCCGCCTCCCGCAGCGCCCCGTTCCGCCCGCGTTGCTCGCGCTCTTGCA